ACGGCCCGGACGCGCACCTCGTGGTGACGCCCTCTTGCACCGGGGACAAGAAGATCGGCGTGCCGCGCGCAAAGCGCTGCTCGATCCAGTTCACCGCGCCGGAAACGCGCCACTGCACGTCGTAGGCATCCACCGGCACAAGGCTGGAAGTTGGCGCCGCCAGGGTCACCGCGATGCGAACCTGAACGGTGCCGTCGGCCAGGATCATGGCTGCCGAATCGTCCGAGCGCAGCGAAAGGATCGACGGCGTGTCGGGCCGCCGCTCCTCCGGCGGCGTGGTGTTGGTGATGTTCGAATTGAAGGCCGGGATCGCTCCCGTGTCGGCCGTGTAGACCCCACTCTGCGCGTCGACCAGATAGAGCTTGGCCGTGAAGTCCGGCCCCGGCTCGATCTTCTTGACGATCATCGAAGCGGAGATGCTCGTGGACACGCCGAACATGGCGAGATCGCCAACACCAATCGCCAGCGTCGAACTCGTGGCGGTGAAGGTCGCCGTGGTGGTGCTCCCCGGAGACGACAAGGAAACCACCACCGAATCCCCGGTGGCCGTTCGAACACGCAGGGCGTAGGTTGTCCCGGCGTCGCACGTCATCTCCTGATCGAGCGTGATCACGGAGCCAGCGACCGACACGATCCGGGCTGTCGCGATGCCGATGGAAACCACGTCGTGCTGGAACTGCACGAGGTCGCCGATGGTGCAGCGCAGGTTCTCGATGTCCATCGAGACAACGTGCGTCTCGGGGCGCAGGCGGGCCACCGCCAGGAAGTACCGGCCCTCACGATATGCCTGGGTGGCCGAGGTGCAGCCGTACAAGTCCAGAGTTTCGAACTTGGTGGCGTTGCCAGCGTTGTAGCCGTCGTCGTAGACGATCCGCTCGTCCTCTTCGTAGTTCTTGGCCGCGTTGACGAACACCACCCGCAGGGCGTGCGGGTAGTCTAGGAACACCTTGGTGCCGCTGTAGCCGAAGCTGTTGCGCGGCGTGATGTGCTGGATCGGGATGGTCTGCTGAATGTCCCGAACCACGGAGTGCTTGCCGTCGCGCACCGTGTAGTTCGCTCGGGCGCTCGAAGCAATCTGGCGCAGCACTTGGAACACGCCGCCGCCCTCAATCACACCGTCGAAGGTCCAGTAAGGCTCGGAGGCGTTTGGTGCCGTGGCATCGCAGGCCGTGGCCCAGGCTTGAAGGGTCGCCAGATCGATCCGTTCATCAGGCAGATAGGTCTGCCCACCCCGACGGCGCAGAACATCGGCAAAGGCCCAGGCCGGGTTGCGCGTGATCTGGAATGACCAAGCGGCCCCGTTGTAGACCGGCAGGTACGACTCGGCAAGGCAGCTGATCTGCTGCGGGATGCCGTTCAATTGCCCGGTGGCCTTCATGCGGAAGGCAATGAGCGCCACGCCACCCTGCTGGACCGGATACGACGGGCGAACGTTGCGCATCACAGTCCACCGGACCTCCTGCACATGCCGCGTGGTGTCGTACTCGCTGGTGGTGCGAGTGAGCCGGACGTCGTATTGGCCGGCCGGCACCGAGAAGCGCCCCGTGCGGCGGATGGCCGATGTGTCGGCGCCACTCAGGCGAATGCGGCCGCTCACGTCCAGGCCCGGGTCGGATGAGTTAAGCCACGTCGGCGTCTGCCAGTTGTTGGCGCCGGCCACCGAATAGCGGACCTCAACGTCCACATCGATGGAGGTGCGCTTGCCGTCGTTCTCGAACTTGGCAAGGCCAGAGGGCGCGGTCACGTCCACGCTGAGTTCAGTGACGCCCGCCTCGGAGGTGCGGATGTTCGCCGTCGAAGGCGCAAGCAGGATCGAGTACGACGACTCGGTGATGGTGCTGGTGTAGAGGGTCAGCGGGTTGTCGTTGGCCCACCCTTCGCGCACCTCGAACTCCACCTCGGCAAACGAAGTGATCGGCGTTTCACCGATGCGGATGTCGGAGATGCGCAGCGGCCCCCACCCGACGAGCAGCGCCATGCGCAGGTACTCGTTGTCACCCTGCGTTTCGGAGTAAGGGCGGCCCGCCAGCAGCGGGTACACGCGGCGCTTGCCAAAGATGCGCGGGATCGGCGCGTAGGGTGCAAAGCGGTTCGACGACCCGGTGAGTTGGTTCTTCTGCGACCCCAGGCCGTTGCCGAAGTCCAGTTCCAGCTTGGGCGGCGGGATCAGCGCGTTGAGCGCCATGTTCCCGACGATGGTGATGCCAGCAGCGATGGCCGCCGATGCGGCCGTCGCAGCGAAGCCCTCGAACCCGAGTTGAGCGGCCCAATAGTTGCCCGTGGCAACTGCCACCACCGCGATGGCAATCGAAGCCACGACGCGCAGCACGTCCTTGCCGCCACCGCCTTGCGGGACCACCCGAACGTAGATCATCTGGCCGTCGGCAGGGATCACATGGCCCCAATCCTCGCGGTCCAGCGGCAGATCGTTGAGCCACACATGGACGTAGCCGTCGTAGTCGGACGGGAACTCAAGCGACGCCACGATCTCGGCGACCGTGCCGCCTTGTGGGGCCTGGGCGAACTTGGTGAAGGACGAGAACGCGTGGGCCTGATAGGCGACCAGCGGCTTGGCAACCGGCGTCAGTTCGGAGTTCGGCTGGGTGTTGTCGTCAAGCATGGCTGTACCGATAGATGCCGATCACGCGGTGCTTCCAGATGAACCGCTCGTAGGATTCCACGCACGAATCCGCCGACTCATGCGTGTGAAGCATCCACCCGGGCGCAAGCACCAGACCGACATGGAGGGGGTGTCCCCTCATCCTGAGAAGCACCCCGTCGCCCAGGGCCTCTTGGCCGAGAGCAACGGGCACGAATTGCGATGCGTATTCTGTCGCGCCTGTGGCGACGGTCCTGGGGTCGGCCGCATCCGTCCACCGCTCGTGCGAATAGGCCGGCAGATCGCGGCCGAACTGCTCTCGCCACACCATCGCGAGCAGGCCCCAGCAATCACATCCGCTGCGGTCACGGCCAAGCGGCCGGTACGGGATGCCGACGTACTCCTGAACCCAGGCCGGCACGGATGGCAACATCAGAACAGCCCGGGGAATCGGTTGGGGGTGATCGTCAGCGTCACGGGTTCGCTGTAGATCGACTCGAAGGTCAACTCGCCACGCACACTCTCGGCGTCGTACTCCACCGACCGCATCGTCAGGTTCGAGTAGGCGATTTCCACCGTGTCGGGCTGGCTTGCGAGCACCACTTCGATGGTGATCAGCGGCGGGCTGACGATGGAGCGAACGGCCTCAACGATGCGCTTGTCGACGTTGTCGATCCGCAGCCGAGCACTCGACGGGCTGTCGGGATCTTCCCCAGGTAACTCAATCTCGAACGGGAAAGCCTGGAACGTCGCGCCCCGGCTGACGACGTCCTCGGTGTTGTTGACCACGCGAATCGTGGCAGCGCCCGGGTTGGTAATGGTCAGCAGCACAAGCCAAACCTCGCCGGTCTGCTGCGCCTGGAGCGACGCCAGGGCCGTGTTCGAAAGTGAGCGCGGCATCAGACCACCTCAAGCGTGAAATTGACCAGCACGTTGACCCCGCCCGTCACGCCATAGGTCGGCGATGGATTGCGGAACCGGAACGTGGTGGCGGACCGGGTGCGCGGGTGGACCCAATCGAACGGGAGCACCCCGCCCTTGAGCGTCGTGAAGTAGAACGCCTCGAAGTCCGTGACCTGGGACTCTGTCATCAGCATCTGCACGCCGATGAACCGGATCTGCTTGGTGAACCGACGGCGCAGCTTCGCGGGGCCGGTGTCCATACTGGACTCCAGCTTCTGGTCCTGAAACCGCTCTTGGTAGCCGCCCTCCTGAACGTAGGCCGGCAGTGTTGAAGGCCATGCAGGCATTTACTTCCTCGCCACGGAGCGCGAAACCCCGAAGTTGCTGAACATCTCGGTGTCCAGTTCACCGCTGCGCACGACGCGACGAACCTCGTCTCGCACCATGATCTGCAGCACTCGCCGATTGTCCGGCCCACGCGACTCGGCAACCTGAATCGGCGGCGCCTCGGTGCTTTGGCGCATGTCGTTGATGACCACCTGCACGTCGCCACCCGTCGCACGCACGCCGAGCGAACCGTCGCTGCCACGCTTGAGGGGCATGATCGCCTCGGGGCCAGCCTCACCCATTAGGCCAAGCGCACCACCCTTGGCGAACGCGAACATGGTCGGCGAGTCCACGATGCTGTTCGTGAACGCACCGCCGGTGGCGAAGCGGCGCACACCACCTGTATCGAACCCCATGCCGAGCGCAGCGAAGTTGGAGATGGACGGCGTGCCCGACATGGTCGGCATGCTGCCGCCGCCGAGCGATCCAAACAGCGAAGCGATCAGCCGGTTGCCGAGCGCTTGGGCCATGTTTCGCATCATCTCGACGAACGGGCGCACGCCGATCTCGTAGGTCAACTCGGCGCCCATCTTGCGAATGGCGCTGCGGAAGCTGTACTCGAACTGGCGCAGGCCGGCGCGGGTGCCGTCGCCCAGGCCCTTCTCGATGGAATCGCGGAAGGCCATCTCAATACCGTCGCCGACCTTCACGAAGGCGTTGACGATGCCGTCGATGCCGCGCTTCTGCTTCTCGTAGGCGATGGTCTGCCGTTCGAGCAACTCGGTGATCTGCAACTGGCGGTCGATCACCTCCTTGGGGGCGCCGGCCTGCTCCAACTGGTTCCGCTTCTCCAGCAAGGCGTTCTGCACCCGGTACTCGTCGGGCATCAGGCCCATGAGCGCTTTGCGGTCCTGCAGCAGCTTCATTTGCCGCTGCAGCGCCTGTTCCTGGGCGTCGTACTCACGGGCGCGGCTGGAAGCGTCCTCGCCACGAATGGCGGCCCCAATGGCGTCGCGCTGATCGGGTGCTGCGTTGCGTTGGGCATCAGCGATCCGGCGGGCCAGTTCTGCGTCGCGCACGGCGGCCGGCGACATGCCGATCACCGAACGGTTGAACTGCGCGTTGCGGTCGGCAGTGTCGATCTGATTGCGGGCGTTGGTCTGCTCTTGGATGCCGAACAGATCCCGCTGCAGTTGAGCCTGCACCGGGTCGCGCCGCGCCGCGATCCCTGCACGTAGTTCGTTCGCTGCCAACCGTCCGGCATACGGGTTGCCTACGTTGTCCAGTGATGCGCGTGCGGCGTCGATCTGGTCACGCAGCCCCAGGCGTGCCTGAGCGTTGGCGAGGTCGTCCGCCGCCGCCTTGCTCTGCCGCAACGCAGCCTCGTACTGCTTGAGGAACTGCGTGATAGCCGGCCCGGTCAGCTTCCCGAACAGGTCGAAGCGCTTGGACAAGACATCGTTCGCCACCTCCAACTCGACCACGGCCGAGCGCGACTGCCCGACGGCAGCCGCAAGGGTGCGCTGAGACTCGACCTGACGCATCAGGGCCGCGATCTGGTCGCCACCCTTGTCCACGGCACCGGCAATACCGACGCCGATGAAGTCTTGCAGGCTGCCGCCCAGGCCCTTCTCGCGGGCCTGACGCAACTGCTGCTGCGCTTGCGCGACGATGCCGGTGCCGCCACCGCCGCCGCCAATCAGGCTTGCCAATCGGCTGTCGCTCAGGTCGCGGCGAACCTTCTCCAGGCCGGCGACCATCCCGTCGAGTTCCGCCCTGGCGATGCCAAGCTGCCGGGAGAGCGCCGGGATCAGGGTGTCTCGTTCCCCCTGCGTGAACACAGAGTTGGTGCGAACGTCATCGAGCGCCTTCTGGAGACGGTCTGCGTCCTCGGTGGCCTTCTTCAGCTTCTTGCTGTAGTCGTCGTAATCGTTCGATCCAAGTTCAGCCGCAGAAAGAACCGGCGCCTTGAGGCGCTTTTCCTCCGCGCTGCGGTCGGCCACCTCTTTCTGCTGCTGCTGCAACAGAAGGTTGGCCCGCAGCGCCACGATCTCTTGGTCGATTTGCTTGATGCGTCCCGAGACGTCCCCGCCGAACATAAGCGGGTTCGCAGCGAAGGCATTGCGCTGCGCCTGCAGTTGGGCGATGCGGTCCACCATCGGGGCCTGCTCGATGGCCTTGGCGGTGCCGTTGATGAGGTCCGTGAACCAGTTTTTGACCCCACGGACCATGCTGCTTGCGTTCCACCGCTCGCCCATCGTCGCCAGCAGGTTGTCCCAAGCATCGATGCTCCGCTGGTTGGCACGCTCCATCGTTTCCGGCAGCGAAGCGAACTCCCTGTTGGCCTGTTCGCTGGCCTTCAGGATGGCGGTGAACACCTTGCTGCTGGTCAACTCGCCCGCAGCACCCATAGCCCGCATCTGGCCCACTCCAACCCCGAGGCCATCGGCGATAGCCTTCGCCAGCGCGGGCATGTTCTCCATGATCGAGCGCAGTTCATCGCCGTTGAGCTTGCCGGCGGCCAGGGCCTGCGAAAGCTGCAGCATGCCGCTGCCGATTTCGCCCCGTGATGCACCGGAAACCGCGCCGAGCTTCTGGATCGTGTCCGTCAACTGCAGCAACTGCTCGGTGGTGGCGCCCAGGCGATCACCGTTGCGAGCGATCCGCAAGAACGCGTCCGCAGTGTCTCGGAACCCGAGGCCGGTCTTTTGCGTGGCCTCGTACAACTGCTTCATGGTGTCGGCAGCCGCCGACGACGACCCCAGGGCGTTCTGCATCCGCGCCGTGAACAGGGCGGCCTGATCCTGGGCCTCGGCCAATGGGGTAACCAACTTCTGGAAGCCGACCGCCGCAACGCCCGCACCAACGGCCACAGCGCCGATTGCGACGCCAACTGGACCCAACACCCCAACCATGCGCGTGAGCGCCCCAGAGGCCCCTTCCAGGCCCCCGACGAGGCCAGATTGACCGCGCAGCATGGCGGCGAGTCCCTGAAGGTCTTGCTGATTGACCCGCAGGCTGCCGGAAACCGTCTTGAGCTTCTCTTCGAACGAGGCAGTGGAATCGGCCGCTTGGCGCTTTGCCTTGGCGGCCTCTTCGGTTGCCTTCGCATTCTCGCCAGTGACCTTGGTGCCCTTGGCGGTTTCCTCGTTGACTTTCCGCTGGGTGTCAGCGGTCTTCTGGTTCTCGGTGTTGAGCTTTCGCTCGGCCTCGCCGAGTTTGCTCACCGCGTCGACCGCCTTGGCGGCATCGGTCGAAACCTGCGCCAGCGGGCGGGTGTCGATCTCAAAGCCCAGGTGGAACATTTCAGCCATGCGCAGCCCCTACGTCGGTCACACTTTCCGAGGCGTCGAGATAGGCCTCATCCAGTGCGCAGATTGCCTCCACCTCCCACGGGTCGAGCGGCGTGCCGGTCAACCGACAAAACGCCTCCATCTCGGACCATGCAAGAGGGGTCGGTCCAAAGCCGTTCGATCCGCGCCTGTTGTGGAGCGACAGGAAAATGCCCCACAGGTAGCGCATCTCTCGCGGCAACTGCGGGGCATTTTCGTCGAGCTTGCGCCCCTTGATTTTGGCGACAACCGCGAGGTGGTCGGCCACCGTCGCATTACCGACCACCTGCACCTGCTTGAAGCGGTGCTTGGCGAACTCGATCAGGCCTGCGACGAGGCCTGAATAAAATTGGCGCGGTTGGAGATGAAGACGTCCACCTGATCACGGATCACGGGGTACGCGGCATACAGCTTGCGCACGTTTTCCTCGGTGAACGGGATCGGCGTGCCTTCCGTGTTGAGCACGCCGGACCACCCAACGGTGCAGGCGACGAGAATTTCGATCACCTCACGATCCGTTTCGTCCACGTCCGCAACGGCGTCCTGCTTGTTGTTCGCTGCAGCCTCCATGCGCTTACGCATCTGGGCACGGGTCAGAGAACGGTACTTGGTGCTGTCGGCCCCAAGTACGCGGATAACCACCGGATCGCCGTTGCGGGCAATCAGCGGCTTGCCGTCCAGGCTCTTGACCGGCATCGGAGCGCCGGATTCCGCGAGGGTCTTGGTGTCGATCTGAGCGAGGTCGAATTGCATTGGCTTTCCTATGAGAAACGGGGCGCTGTCATGTGCGCCCCGTGGGTTTGCGGTGATCAGGCGCTGCGCTCGACCACCAGGGTGCCGTTCGCATCCCCGGCGATGCCAGTGGCAAGCAGGGCCTGGAACGGGAAGGACACGATCACGCCGCCGTCGGCCCCGATGGACTTGCCGGCGCCGGTGAGCTTCACCTTGTTCATCTTGAAGGTGAGCGAAGTGGAGTCCGTGCCGGTCAAGGTGACAGCCAGCTTCACGATGCTCTCGTTGATGAACGCGTTGAGCAGGGTGACGCTGTCGAAAAAGGCCGACACGTTGCCGGTCACGATGGATCGGCCGTAGAAGATCTCCGGCACGGTCGTCGAGCCGACCACGGGCTGCGAGTTCAGGTTGTTGGTGAGCGAGAAGTCCAGGCCCGTCACGATGGTCGAACCGACCCCATCGATGTTCATGGAGCCGTTCACACCGGACATGGTGCTGGTGGTGGTGGCTACCGTCGGTGTGGCAAACACCGGAGAGCTTGCCAGCGACGCGGTCGTCATATCCTTGCCCTGGAAGCCGAACGTGATGGTCGCCATTCCGGTGGGCGGCATCGACACGCTCATCTCGCCCACACGCATCCCGAGGTAGACCTCAGAAGTGTCGAGGTCCGGGTAGACCTGCTCGATGGTGAAAGAGGGCTTCAGCACCCCGTTGACGACCTCGTTGGTTGCCCAGGTGCTGCGAAGAGCGGCGGCGATGAAATCGTCGTAGGTGCCCTTCGAAAGTTCGCCGTTGATCTGGCCGCCCGCACGCTTCACGCCGTGACGAAGGTCGGCCACCTGCTGATCAGGGCGCACCTCGTTGGACGAAAACACGTCCTTGGTCAGAGCCAGGGACGATGACACGCGACGCAGCACTTGGCCGTCGGCCGAGCTTTGAGTGCCGAACGTGGTCTCGGCACCGTACCGAAGTTCGACATTGACGTTTGACTGGAGAGGCATTTGAGGCTCCTTCTGTTGCTGCCGCGCTGTGCGGACCAGGGGTTCAGTTGACCGTGTGTCCCACGGCCGTGATTATCACGGTGACATTGATCCAGTCCGGCTCTTGCGAGACGGCGGTTCGCTCCGCTTGCTGGACGACCGCGCTGTCACCGTCGTATGACAGGGTCGTGCCTGGGCGGAAAAGCGCCATCACACCGCCGGCCATGCCTTCGATGTCAGTGGTGCCCTTGCCCGCCGGATAGTGGAATGTGAAGTTTGCGGTGATGGTGTGCGCGATGGTCCCGCCCAGGCCGAGCGCACGCACCTGAGACGCAATCGCCCGCACGTTTTCCGAGACGTAGGGCGTGCCTTTGATTGGCTGGTATGGCCTGCCCTCCCACGCCTGGGCTGGCAGCCCCGTCAGCGTGAGAAGTTTCTGGCGGATGGCCGCCCGCAGGTTTGGGTGGAACGTCGCGACGGTCATTTCAGCCCTAAATCTTTCACCACCGACTCAACGACCATGGGCCATCGCTTCACGTTGTCGGTGACCATGAAGCGTCCCTGCTGATTGAAGTTGCGCCCGAGCGCGTCCTTGCCGACGAAACCGAACTCGATGCGCTTTGCGTAGATGGCGTTGTTGGTGAGGTAGTAGACCTCCCCGGCCTTCATCTGCGCGACGGTGAACGAGATCTTGGCTGCGGCTTGCCCCTGCATGCCTTCGCCACCGTTGCCGGCCTGTGGCTTACCAATACTCGGCTGCCAGGACGAACGCAGGAAGCCGGTGTCTACCGGCGTCGAGGTGATGACGTTTTCGCTCACCTGCTGGCACGTCTGCCGCGCAATCGCATCCATCTTCTCGGGGAAGCGCTGCGCGAAGGACTGCAGCTGCGCGATGAAGGTGCGCCCGTTCGCCATTACCGCTCCGCGTAGGCCAGCGAGTACGGAGCGCCGTCGGCCGCCGGGTCGAGGTTGTTGGCCCAGATCACGGACCAATCAGCCCCGGCCCACCGCACCTTGTCACCGGGCTGCGGCGTCATTCCGCCGGACGGCGCGATGTGCAGTTCGATGAGGTTGCGGCGCTCCAAGGAGCCGATGCGGAACTCAGCCGAGCGCCCAGGAGGAATGCCAACGGCCGGTAGCGAAAAGGTGGTCGTCGTGGTGGTGGACGCTTGCGTGACCGGGTTGAAGGCCCCGACCACCTCTCGCGTGAATGTAGTGAGCGCACCCTTGCGGCCAATCAGGCTGCGTGCGGTCGCGGCGGCAGCGCTGTACTTCATGCATCAGGCCCCGCCGAGCAGCGCGTCGGTGTTGGTCGAGCCGAGGCTCGGGTTGTCGTGCATGCCCGTGTTGAAGTACGTCGAGTCGGGCGTTGGGGCGGTCCACTGCGGGCCACGGCGCAGGGTCTTGTCGCGCACGAAGGGCTGCAGCAGGTTGTGCGCAAGCTGCCAAACCTTGCCGGTCGGAGCGTCCTCGGCGTAGGTCACGCTGATCGGACCGACCGATTCGCTGATGACCTTACCGCCACGGTCTTGGTCTTGGTACAGCGTTTCCGAGAAGGCCTTGTAGGCCAACTCGGCGCACGCCTGCTTGACACGACGCGGCACCCCGAGCACCGGCAGCGACGACCAATCCAGGCAATCGACTCGCGGGAATTCAAGGGACTGCTCCACTTTGGAGCGCGCTCCCTTGTACCGGAAGATCGTGTCGATGTACGACGTGGCATCGCGCAGTTTCGACTCGACGTCCTCGGTCTCGAAGTCCTCTGCGGCCGTGTAGCCACGGCCCTTGCAGAAGGACTTGAACTCGGACACAGAGATGTAGCTTTCTGCGTCCGCGAGGCCCGTGCCGTTCTCGACGTTGAGTGCCATGTTCCGTCCTTACCCCGCAGCGCGGGCCTCGGCCACTTCCTTGCTGAACGGACCACTTTCGGTGCCGTCCGGCTCCACCACAAACCAACGACCAAAGCCACGATGCTCTGCGTGACGCACGCCCGCCTTGGGCGGCTCTGCCGGCGCTGCAACAGGCGCAGGCGCGGCCACTGGCGCCACCGGAGGCTTCGGCAGCGCGGCCTTGGGGGCCACAGGGCTGATCATTCGGGCTTCGTACATCTGGCGCAGGCGGCGTTGCTCGATAGCGTTGGTGTCGACGATCTGCCCCAGGTTGTAAGAGACGCCGGCCATCACGAATGGCTTGATGCACTCGAATGTGGCGTTGGGGCTGAATGGCTCTCGTTGAAATCTCTGCATGGCTTTCCAGAGTGTGCAAACGGGGAGAGCGGCATAACCGACTCCCCCCGTTATAGGTGAAGCGGAACGCCGCTTAGGCGACGATGCCGTCCCAGAAGTAGCCGAGGTCGGAGGCCACCAGCTTCATGTCGAAGCACATGTCGATCTCGACGCGGTCGGCGCCCAGGTTCTCCATGCGGAACGACTTGATGCGGTTGCCCTCGGCGCCTGCGCCCAGCAGGCCGGTCCACGAGAACGTGTAGCCGGCGGTGGGGGTCATCAGGCCGGGGGCCGAAGCGGCGTGGACCAGCATGGCGTGCTTGCCGCCGATGAAGGAGTGGGCGTTGGCCTGTCCTTCCTTGCCGGTGTTCTGCACGGCGTTCATCACGAGGATTTCCTCGACCTTGAACAGCGTGGCGAGGTCGCTGGTGGAGGTGTTGGCAACACCACCTGCGGTCTGGCCGTACTTCAAACGGTCGATGATGTCGGGATGGTCCAGCAGCGCGTCGTACACGGCGCGGCCCAGCACGAGCTTGTTCGGCTCGAAACCGGTGGACTCGGCGATGGCGCGCTTGGCGGCACGAACGCTCTCGATGGGGGTCGAGTTCGAATCGTTCCACTGCAGAGCTTGGCCCGAGGATGGGTTGCTGCTCACGCCAGTGATGTCGGTTGCCCACACGCCAGCCTTGAAGTAGGCGTCGGTGAACAGCTTTTCACGCTTGATCAGCGCCTTGTGCGTGACGAACGCGGTGGCCTCGCGGTCCGGGTTCAGAACGGCATCGGCGTTGGCACGCACTTCGTCCGGGATGTCCTTGTGGAAGGAGAACCGGTTGGCGAAGTACGTGGGCGTGTTGTCGAGGCGATAGCCACCGCCGGACGACTCGGTCGCGGGAGCGCGGAGTTGCATCTCGTCGCGGTTGAAGTCGCCACGGTCGTAGACGTAGTAACGGTCGCTCTGCTTGCTCACCGGGATGTTGGGGAACACCCGGGTCGCCACGAAGTTCGCGGCGTTCTGCAGGTACGCGATGGAAATGTTGGTGAGGGGGGTGTTGACGTGGACGTCACCCGGGGTCGGATTCATGTCGAATCTCCTTTCAGTTCAGAAGGGCTGCCGATCAGGCTGCGGTCGTGGGGGTGGCGCCGGCCGACAGCACAAGCACCGGGATCACATCGCCAGACACGCCGGAGGCCAGCGCGACGCCGATGACGTTGGAAGCGACGACGGCATCCGAAGCGGCGCCTGCATCGCTCGTGTTCACAACGGCCTCGGCAGCGTTCACCAGCTTGCCGGTGGAGTCCGCTGCCACGGTCATGCCAGCAGTCACATTGCCGCCGGCCAAAGCCTTGGAGATTCCGCCGTAGGCCACCGTCGCGGCTTGGCCGGACGCAGGCTTGTTCTGCAGGATGCCGATGGCGAATTCGCCGGCACCGGCAACAACAGCTTGGGCGCTGCTGTTGACCTTGATCGCCAGGAATTGCTTGGTCGTGAGGTCGGCGCCCGCAGGCAGCGAGACGACGTGGTGGTTGACGTTTCCGAAAGACATGTTGGTCTCCTACGCAGTGGGGGTTCAGCCAGCGCGACGCTTGGCGATGAAGGCGCTGTAAAGCGACGGATTCTCGTCCATCGCCTTCGCATACGCCTGCTCGAACGTCATGCCGTTGTTGGCCTTCTGGATCTCGCCAGCCTTGGCCTTCAGCAGCACTTCGGGATCGCCATCGACAGCCGTTTCGCTGCCCACAGCACGGAACAGGTGGGAAACCTTGCCTTGCTCACCGGCGGCCTTGAACAGGCGTTCAAGCGTCTCAGCGTCGGCCACCGTGCTGGTGCCTTTGGCAACACGCATCAGCAGCGGACCGATTTCCTCGGCCTTGCCGAAGTTCAGGGTGCGGGCCTTGGCGATGGCTTCGAAGGTTTCCTTTTCCTCGCGCATCTTGGCGAGGGTGACCTCGGCCTCGGCCGCACGCTTCTCGAAGTCCTCCAGGCGCTTGCGGATCGACTCGGGCAGGGACTTCATGACCTTCTTGTCATCGTCCTCGTCATCCGCGTTGCCGTCATCCGACTTTTTGGCCTTGGCGGCCTCCAGTTCAACGATCTTGGCGTCCTTGGCCTTGATCACCTCGGTCGCATCGGCCAGGGCTGCCTCGGCATCCGTGGTGCGCTTTTCCAGCGATTCGAGCTTGGCTTCGGCGTCATCGAGAGCCTTCGCCAGATTTTCCATGTCCATCTGGAACTCCTTGTATTGATCCGCCGAGGCGGTTTCACTGTCGCCCGAGCTACCCTCGGACCCGGTTTGCCCCTCGGGGGCGGACTTGGCTTTCACGATCACAACGTCAGCGTGCTGATTGGCGCCGTCGTCGACGAGGGAAATTTCCTCGATGATCATGTCTGTGAGTTTCTGCGGCATCACGACTCCACGGGAATACGGCGGCCTCGGCCACCGATGCTGAATGCCTTGAGCTTGCCTTTGCGGACGTTTTCACGGACGTTGGGATCGTGGATCTCCATACCGATCCACCAGCCGCGCCGCTCGTCCGCCATGCCCGTGGCCCTGGCGAAATCGTCATCGATGATCACGCTCTCGACGACCTCACCCACAGGCTGGCCGGCGTGCATCGCCTTTGCGATGCGGGCGTCTGAAATGAACTTGTGCGCGGCCTTGCGAATGTCATCGATGGTGATGATATCGCCCTGGTGATCTGTCACCGCGACGCCGCCGGTCGAGACGACGCTTGCCCACCCGCGCACAAAGCGCCCGGTGGTATCGGCCTTGGAGAACTGGAAATGGATGTGAAACACGGCAATCTCCGTTTCTCCAGGATTGTGCCGCGTCAGAAACAACAACGCCGCCCGGAGGCGGCACGTTGGTGAGTGTTTCGTCCGTGATTCTCACCGGACGAACATCACAGGCTTGATTCTAGGAATCGTCCTCGGGCATTTCGATGTTCGGCAGGCCAAGGAATGCGTGAACGGCATCCTCGATCAGTGCGCCGAGGCGGAATTGCGCCACCTCGTCGTCGATCTTGGCGTCCTCATGCTCGACCATGATCTGCAGCAGTTGTGCGGCGACGTACAGCAGGAAGTCACGGGCCGCCGTTTCCGGCGCTGTTCCACCCTCGATGACGTTGGCGAGGTAAGCGCCAAGCTGCTCCGGCGTGTTCCACGGGAGAGCGGCGTACTCGCTGCTCTTGCCCATGAACATGTCCGCGTACTTCTGCGCCAATACCTCCACCTCGTCACGGGCCTGTGCGTCCGTGATCTTGTCGGCGTTGTACCGGGCGCGAACGTCCGCAACCTTCTCGGCGAAGCTGCGGACCACCGCCTCCACCGCCGTGAGGCTGTTGAGCGCGTGGTCCGGCAAGGCATCGCCGAAAAGCTGGTCGCGCCCTCGGTCCGCCGCTCGGGCCGCGCTGCCTTCGATGGATTCTTTGGTCATGGATCGATGTTAGGCAAGGTGCAAGTGAAAAGCCACAGTTTCTCCGTCAGGCGGTTCATGGCTTCTTGATGCCAAGGTCGGGCGGAAGCATCAGCAGAGTGACTTCGGCATTGCCGTTGGTCTGCTTGCCGACCTTCAGCACCACAAACCGGGCGTTGGGCAGCGTCGTCACCTCCTGCTCACCGGAATAGTTGCCAGAGCCGAAAGAGTCCACTGCCTTCGCACCATCTGCGTAGACGATGGTGATCTTGTGCGGGCCGAACGCCTTTGTGGCTGTGTCTGACTTCGAGCAGCACATCGAACCCGTGGCCTGCAGCACAGTACCTGGGCCGGCAGATTCCAGTTTCTTGACCATGTCCGCCGACATGTGTTGCCACCGCGTGATGCGCGTGCCGGCGGGTTTTGTCTGGGCGTAGGCGGCGGCAGCCTGAGCGACCTCGGCCAGCGTGTGCCCTGCGCCCGGGAACCCTTGCGGCACGGTCTTCTTGCCGTCACGGAAGAGGTCGTTGTAAGAACCGGACGACTGGATGCCGTTGATGAAGGCCTTGGCCAGCGGCGTGATCTTGCTCTGGTAGTCGGAGTACGCCTTGGCCTCGTCCGCGCTCGACACCTTCATCGTCTTGCCCGGGGTGATAGACGAAATGTCGTCGACCTTGCCGAGCGCCACCCAGAAGCCGACCTTCTCGTTGCTGGCGACCTTGTCGACCGTAGTGCCGAACGGTTTTGACGGGAACGCAGCCGCGATGGCCTTTACGCTGTTGGCGTGCTGCGCCTGGAACACCTTGAGCGGCTTCGGCGGATACGCCACCTCGCGCATGACCGTCAGCGAGGCGTCAAAGTACGCCTTCAGGTCTTTCGCCGGGTGCTCCGACATGTGCTTGAAGCCACCGGCCTTGCCCGTGTCCTTGTCGACCTCTTGGTACTTCATCGTCTGCAGGGCGAGGTAGTCGCCCGCAGCGAACTTGGCTGCGATTTCGGCAGCCAACTTGTTGTTCGACTCGTTCACCCATGCCTTCGACGACTTGTCGAAGTGAGGCTTTGGAGGCGCGACTGCCTTGCTCGTGTCGAGCTTGGTCATGTCGGGCTTGCCCTGGGTGGCCGGGTGGGGCGCGGGCGCCTGTTGGCCCGTAACAGCGGCTGCCTGCTGGACCTTGAGCGGCGGAACACCACCTGTCAGCGCCGGGTGCGCGTTCTGCTTCTGGCCTACGGTCACTGCGAACGGAGACCCGAGCGCGGCCAGGGCATCGTTCGCAAGCTGCACCTGTTTCTTGGCGTAGTTGTTGGTGCCGTAGTTGAGCGACAGCAGGCCCTTCACGTCGCCCTTGCCAGCGAGGTCGGCGATCTTGTCGACCTTGGCGTTGTGCGACGGCGCGTTGCTGTTGATGGCCGGCAGCTTGAACTTCTGGAAGTCCGGCATCGGCACACCGTTCGGAGCGGTGCCATTGGCAGGAGCGGACACCGGATGCGAAACGGCGGCCTGGGCGGCCTGCACGGTCGCCATGGTCTGTGTGGCCTGCTTGCTCTGAAGGTCGGCCACCAGCTTGGCGTGGTACGCGGACATGACCTTGCCGTTGGCCGTGTTCGGGTTCCAGTTGGTGGCAAGAAACTTGAGGTCGGCGAGATTGCCGTCGGCGTGTAGCTTTTCGGCCTCACCTGCCAACCCGGTGAAGAACTTCTTGGTCCCTGGCAGAGGCCAGTTCGCCGGCTTCTCAACGACGGCAGATGACGTGGCGGGAGCGGCAGCAGGCGGGGTGGCTGCCGCGTTTTTGAGGCCCTGATAGAACTTGTAGAGGGCCTTGCCGTCGTCGCTCTTGGGCGGGTTGTTGGTCGTCACCGTGGTGGACCCGGAGCCGAACACCAACTTGCTGCCCTGCTTGCCATACGCGGACTGCACGGCGCCCGCGAGTTCCGCCGCGCTCATGCGGTTCATCAGTTCAGCAACGGCCTTGTACTTCTCCTTGTGAATGCTCGTGAACGTCGGAAGCGGAGGTTTGGCGACGGCCGTAGCAGGAGCGGAAACAGCGGGAGCAGCGGCTGCGGGCGCAGGGGCTGGCTTCGCCGGCAAATCAACCGTCATGTCGACGTAGCCTGCGTCCTTGTAGCCCTTCTCCTTCTTCTCCAGCCACATCTTGCTGGCGGCCTTCGCGGCGGCTGACGCGCTGCCCATCTCCTTGAACGTCTGCTGGCCCTTGGTGCCGTTCTTGCCCCACTGCGTGACGACCTTGGTGCCGACCACGCCGACCTGCCAGAACTTGTCCGATCCTCCGCCAACGAAAGTCAGCTTCTCGGCCAGGATGGTCTGGGTCTGCGCGGGGGCTGAAACGGGCGCAGGTGCCGCTGCCGGCGCGGGCGCGGGTGTGGATGCCACCGTGCCCTGCAGCTTCGCCACACGAGCCAAGATGTCGGCTTTGCGAGCGATCAGCTTTGAGGTCAGTGCGTCCTTCTCGGCCTGCGTACCAGGGCCATAGGTGTCCACCAGCTTCTTGATGCCGGCGTCGTCGATGGCCTTGAGCTTCTCAGCGCTTTCCGCGAGTTTCGAGGCGGTCATCGACCCGTACACCTTGGCGCCGTTGGCGTTGATGGTCGGGTCGCGCAGCGAGTCCCACTCGTCGGCGGTGGTCTTGAACGTGTCGCCCTTCGGTGCGCCCTGGGCGCGGTACAGCAGGGCACCGCCCGGGTCGATGTTGACGGCCTTGCCGCCCACGATCTGGGTGTTGTCCATGCTCATGCCGAGCACGTCGTAGTTCGCCAGCCAAGCGTGAACAGCGAAGTCGGCCTGGGCAGCCGCATAGTGGGCCGGATTCTTGGCGTCGAACGCAACGCCACCGCTCACCCACTTCGAGGCCACGCCGATGCCGCCGCCGTGCTTGCCTTCGAGATCCACCAGCTTCATGTCCGGCGCACCGGCGCCCACGGCGAGCATCAGCTTGGAGGCCAGCACCTCGTTCTTGCTGCGCGGCGTGGCGTCGCCGGAGTTGCTGCCCTTGACCAGCCACTTGCCATCGGCGTCGGCGTACATGCCGCCCGGGTTGCTGCCCCCAGGCTTACCGCCCGCGTAGGTCATGGCGGACAGCTTCTGCGGGCCTTGCAGCTTGTCGGCCGTGGCCGTTGCGCTGCCCTTGGCCTTGAAGTCGGCCATGGCCTGCGTGGCGTACTGGTGAACCTGGGCGCCCCACTTCACATGGGACGAGGCCTTGGCACCGGAGGCGAACTTGGCCGCCGACGGCGCGTACTTGTCGATGATCTTCTGGAGTTGGTCGGGCGTCGGCGAACCTTGCGTGCATTCGTGCGCGAGGTTGGCGGCCTTCTGGTAGATCGAGTTCGCGCCATCAAGACCGCCCGCGATCTTCGGCGGCGCGGTGATGCCATCGGCGCCCATCGCCTTCCACTGTCCGCCCAACGACGAACCGGCGGGCCAACGCTCTTGGAACTGCCATGCCCCAGGCTTGCCCGACTCCTTCGTGCCGGCGTCCTTGGCCTTGCGCACCCCCATCTCGTCGAGGATGTCGTTCAGCAGCGCTTTGTCGTGCGAACGGTTCAGCAGTTCTGCGGCCTGCTTGCGCGGCGCCAGCCGCAGCGCCTGAGACTCCCAGCCCATGTCCTTCGGCGTGCCACCGACGCGGCGTGCGATGTAGAACCGGGCCTTTGAGGTGTCGCGCTCAATGTCGGCCGCGATGCCGACGATCTGCACCTTGAGACCGGTTTCCTCCCAGGCCTCCTTGATGGCGTTCTGCTGCAGCGTCAGGCCGGACTCGGCAGTTCCCTTGGGGAAGGTCTGCTTGTAGTTGCCGAACTCGTTGGTTGGCTTGGTGAGCCACACGCGGCCGTCCGGCTCCAAGATGATCACGCCGGCCCCGGTTTTCTTGGTCGGGTGCGGCTCGAACGGGAAGTCCTCGTCGAACTTTTCATTGGTGCCACTGACGGCGGCCCACCCAGCCTTCGGTGGAGTCCACGACTTGAAGGGCACGCCGTTGAGCACCTCGGGCGTCTTGCCGCCAGGAGTGAACGTGGCAACGGCCTTGGGGTTGCTCCAAGTCGAGGCAGGGCTGGCCGGCGTCGGGTAGTTGACGATGACCGGGTTGCCCTTTTCGTCCTTCTGCGGGTGCTGCTTGGCCCCAGGAGGCGGCGTTTTCGGCTTGCTCCACATGCCGGAGCCTGCCCACCCGCTCTCCTTCCAAGTGTTGCCGCCTAGACCCAACTGCTGGGCGCTATTGCCGGACGCGCCCTTGGGGGCGAACTGCCCGCCCTTGGACGACCCGGCCGGCCAGCGATTGACGGCCCCGAACGAGGCCTTTGCAACTTCGAGACGCGCCTTTTGCAGCGCGAGCTTGACGGCGATGGCCGTCGCGGTGAGGTGTTCGCTCATGGTGCGTCCTTCACCCGGCGGCGGCCGGTCACTTCAGGTTTTCGAGTCGGTAGACGGTTCGGTTGACCAGCGTTGCGATCTCGTCGACGACGTTCTGCAACTCGCTGTCTTGCGGCAGCGTCGAGCGCTGCGCACGGACAGCGGCCTGCAGCGCCTTTGCAAACTCCAGCGGGCTTCCGGCGGGCGCAGGCATGCGTCCGTAGACGCCCTGGTATGACTCGACGAGGTCATCGACCAAATCGGGCAGCCCGTCGTACAGGTCGGCCAGCGCACGGTGAGCGGCGTCGCTACCCACGCCTTCCACGGCAAAGTGGTGCAAGTGCGCCAGCGGCGCGGCCTCCAACAGCATGGTGGCAAACGCCTGCATGCCGCCCGAGCCGGTGGTGGTGAGTGCCTTGTTCAGCTTCTGGCGCAGCGTGCGGATGCGTGCGAGTTCTTCGCTCATTTCGAGACTCCTTCGTTGGTGTTGCCCTTCTTCTTGGGCTTCTTGCCGCCCCACTCCGTGGACGGCACATGAACGTCGCCCGCGTCCGGGCCGCCAGCAGGCGCGGCAGGTGCACCACCGCCCTCACCTTCCTTCGCGTAGGCCATGAACTCCGGCTTGCCGTCGTTGGGCTTCCACCCGGTGCTGGGCGTGTACCCGGCGTTCACCTTCTCGATGCCGCGCAGGACGCCTTCAGCCCAGGCTTTGCCCGCGTTGCCGCCCCAGAGCAGCCACGCGATGGTGCCGGCGGTGGGGCCGCCGTCCGACTCCTTGTCGCCAGGGCGGTAGTTCTTCTGGTGGCGCGAGAAGAAGGCCGCCATTCGCTTCACCGTCGCCAGCGAAATCGCGTCGCCGTTCTTCAGGTTGACGGCACGCTGCACCCCGCTGCCGATGCCCTGGTCGGACGCCTCGCTGTTGTCGAGGCCGCCACGCTTCCACTTCTCACGCAATTCGAGGCCACGCCGCGCAGCAGATCGGACGGATTCAGGTGGCCGGAAGGTGTTGTCATCGGCCTTTCGAATGAGCAAAGTGGTCGTCCGCGCCTTCAGCAGCGCGATCCGGTCACGGAGTTGGACGTACTGGTCGGGTGTCATGGCGGTTCTCACAGGAATGGCGATATTCTCGCCGGATGCGCACGCTCGATGACAGGCAGGTATACCGGCGTCTCATCGCCTTGGAGGGCGAGTTGCTGCGCTTGGCTGAGGCGGTTGTATCGCCGCGCAGCGAGACTGCCCTACGCGCTGCAGCCGCGATGATTCGGAAGCTGGCGAGCGCGTTCTTCAAAGCCTCCAACTAGCCCTTCAACTGCTCTGGCTCCCACACCCGGAAAACGACGCTGCATCGGCAGTTCGGGTGCGCAGGCGGAAGTGTCATTGGCCCCTTGGTGGTGTTGAACGGTGCCCCCATCGTCACGCCACGCTGCGGGTTCAGGCCCGGGATCGGGCCGCACACCTTGCACAGGCGCTCGTCCCTGGTGACAAACCACCGCTTGCGCACCAGTTCCTCCGGCACCTTCCCGGCCTCGATGGCCTGCCGCCAGGAGTCCTCGACGCCCTTGTTCGTGGTGCGAATGGCCTCAGTGCGTGCAATGGTGCGGCTGCGGTAGGCGAGGTACTTGCGCTGATACGCAGCGACCATCTTGTCGATCTGCTCCTTCGACAGCGGCTTGCCCGCCGCCATGGAGCGCTGCAGCTGGCCGTCGAAGCGGAAGTCGCGCAGCCGCCGTTCGGTGATTCCGTCCTGGGGCAGCCCATCCTCATCGGGGCGCAGCACCTGGGTGCCATTCACACGGTCGACCTTGCCGCCCAGCTTGTACCCGCCGGCCGAGGTGCGGAGGTGGAAGGTTTCCAGTTCGCGCCGGAAGTTGTAGACCGCCCTGGCCTGCCGATCCGTCAGGCCAATGACAGTCTTCACCTCCCGGGCCACGTCCTTGGGGTTCCTCCCCGCCGTCATGCCGGCCAACAAGTATTCGCGGATGCCTTCCTTCGTCTGCTGTGAGATTTCGCGGATGAGACCCAGGTTGTAGGTCTGCAGCCACGTCAGCAGGCGCGGGTTCAGTTGGTCGAACACGAACGAAACGCCCCGCATCTGCGTGGCAATCGTCCCCGCTCCCAACGCGCCGCCCGCATAAACGGCCTGCTGCAGCGGTGCGGTCAGCTTGGCGAAAGCGGCGGTCACCTCCGGGCTGTCCAGCAGCGCCACCACCTTCCCCACGTCGCCGGACTCCAGGGCCGCCACAAGCGCATCGAGCGGCACTGCGGTGCCCTGGGCCGTTAGGGCGTCGAGGATCGCTTTGGCAAGGCCGGGTTCGAGCTTGGCGGCCAGGGCCTCGACTTCCGAGAGGTCATCGCTCCGGGACTTGAACACGATGGCCCGTGGGTCGCACAAGGGACGGAGTGGGGTGTATCGGCCGAGCATGGGCCGAGGTTATCACGGCGGTGATAGAAAGAGCTTGCAAGAAGGCGCCGACCGAGTAACAGTGTCACCACGGTGATACGCACCGGCAACCAAAGGAGAAGCAAATGGGACTCGATGTCTACCTCAAGCGCAACAACGAAACCGTCGAACTCGTGCCGCAAAGCGACCCGGGCCATGTTTTCCGCGTCGGCTATTTCCGCAGCAGCTACAACGGCAGCGGGTTCAACTCGGTGATGGAGCGCTGCGGGTGCCCCGACCTCTACGCGATCTTCCAGCCGCCGCAAGACGCCTACCAGTTCAAGCCGAACTGGCATGAAGCGAAGGTCCGCGCCGAAAGCGCACTGGACCAGTACCGGATGCACCTCAAGTCGCCTGCCGGCGGCCACTACGTCACGTTCATCTCGGCATCGGCCAAGTGCGCGAGCGAACGAGAAGCCCTGGCGGCGTTTGCGAGCGAAGCCGAGAAGGAGCGGCCGTTCGAGGCCTACAGCAACAGCAGCGGCCACTTTTGGGTCAAGGGCGCGAAGTTGAAGGCGGCCATCGCTGGCGAACAGAAGTGGTCGGGACCGGGCGTGTTCTTGGTGTTCGAGCAGGAGCGCGTTGAAGGCGAGCGCGATTGGTACGAGACCGCTTTGATGATCGTCATCGAGACCATCGAGCACGTCCTGGCCTCGGGCGCGACCGACGATTTCACCGTGATCTGGAGCGCGTGATGAGCTTCGCCAAGCGAATCAGCCTGCTGCTGTTGGTGCTGGCAGCCGTGTTGTTCTACGCGGTGATGTTCGGCCCCCAGGACGCGCAAACGCTGGCCGAGATGCGGTGCCTGGAAAAGCGGAACGGCATCTATCTGCTGGACGGCGATGCCCGACTTGCGTGCTTGCAACGCGCAAGGGGGCAGTGATGGTCATCAAGCGCAAGCCGCAGCGCGGCATCGAGATCGACCTGACTGGCCCGGATGGCAACGCCTTCGTGCTGCTTGGAACCGCGCAGAGGTTGGCGCGTGAACTCGGCCTGGACGACAAAAACATCGTCGACGAGATGAAGGCAGGCGACTACGAGCATCTGGTCGCCACCTTCGACAAGCACTTCGGCCACATCGTCACCCTGTACCGCTGATACCACCATGACCACAGAACTTCGAATCGGCGCGACGTACCGCGTCAACAGCAGCCGCAAGGGCATCTTCACGGGCGTCCTGAAACGTGTGGATGACACCTGGGCGGACGTTCTCATCACCGATGGCAAGGCCCAGGCCATGCTCGACTACAACGAGCGCGAGGCAGGCGAAACGGTCACCGTGCGACGCAGCTTCTGCACTTTCACGGAGGTGTCGGCGTGATGCACACCCCCGAACAAGCAAACAAACTGTGGTGCCCCATGAGCCGCCTGCCCCACATCACAGGCCACGGCATTGGGGACGGAGCGCTCACTGGAGTCACGTACAACCGCACCGGCAAAACGGCGAACTGCCGCGCAAACGTGTGCGCAATGTGGCGATGGTGGGGGCCGCCCTTGTACGTCGTCAGAGTGGTCTGCAATGACCCGTTGGCCAAAATCGAGCCGGACCGCCCCGCAGGGATGAACCCAGGCATGGAGTTTGTTCCTGCCGACGAGGACCGCGATGCCTGCTGGGTTGAAAGCGAGGCCCTGGTCAATTCGCGCCGCCGAGGCTATTGCGGGCTGGCTGGTCGGCCGGAGGTGATGGAATGAACCAGTACAAGCAGACCTGGGCCGACATCGAGCGTGCCCGACGGCACGATCAACGCAGGACGGCAGCCATGTGGATTATCACTGTCGTGGTGTGCTGCGCCTGCATCGGCATTTCGGCGGCGATTGTGGCCGTCAGGGGGGCTGTATGAGAAAGCTGATCGCCAGAGGAGAGGCCACACCAGCCACTAAGCAACTTTCCAAGCCGTGCAATGACTGTCCGATGCGGCGTGACGCGCTGGCTGGGTGGCTTGGCGGCGCAACACCAGAGCAGTACGCCAACCTCTGCCACTCGGACGAAGTAGTGGAGTGCCACGTCCACGAAGGCAGCCGCTGCGCCGGGTTAGCCATCTACCGACGCAACACATGCAAGTGGCAGCCAGAGGAACACCGCCTGCCAGCCGACCACGCGACAGTGTTTTCCAACCGTATGGAGTTCCTTGCGCACCACAAGGCAGGACCACGGGGGGCTGCAGGATGAAGCGTGCTGACGTCCTCGCACACATCCGCATCGCCGGATATCACGACGATCAAGCCACTCGCGTGCGGCTGATGGTGGAGAGCCGTGTGAGCCGAAGAGCCGCTGACGACGCCTGGAGCATCGGCCGCGTGCAACGCCGCCTCGGCATCCCCTGTGGGTGCATCCACTGCAAGGAGAAGAAATGACCCAACACCACATGAACTGCTGCGTCTGCGGGGCTTACGCGGGCCGGTGGCAGCAGCACTGGAATCGGGACACCGGCTACAGCATCTGCCCGCCCTGCGCGGCGGAAGAAGCCGGTCGGCTCGACCCAAAGGAACTGGTGAGCCTGTACGGCACGCCCGGGGTGAACTACGACGCGCCCATGGTGCGCCACCAGGGCCGGCGCTACCGCTGCATGGCGGTGTTCAAGAACACGGAGGACGGCATGGCCCAGGCCAACGCCTACATCGAGCGCACACCGGGCGCCAGCGTGCTGTGCGTCACCGATGCGATCTACCTCGCCGACGTCGAGGACCAGGGGGAGCCGGCATGAACCACCAACGCAAGCAGATGCAGCACGTCTGCCACTGCTCGTCGTACCGCTTCCCGCACCGTATGGGTGGTGGTGACTGCAAAGCGTGGCACGACGATGTGCTTTGCGAGGCCTGCGGCCAACCGGCGGAACTGACCACGGTGGACTACGGCATCGGCGCCTACGAGTTCTGGGGCATCCCGGGCGTCCACAGGGACGTCCACACCGTCACCGTGTGCTGCGAGGCCGGCACCGTCGACAACGTGCGCTCACGCAGCGAGTGGTTTCCCGACAAGGAGCCGTTCGAGAGCAAGACCCCTGCATAGAATCAGACGCATGAACGGGAAGTACACCAAGGCCGAGCGCGATCACGTTCAGCGGGTCAAGCTGCTGCCTTGTTCGGTCTGCGATGCGCCTGCGCCGAGCGACGCGCATCACATCAAGCAGGGCCTGCACTACACCGTGGTGGCGCTGTGCAAAGACTGCCACCAGGGCAGCTTCAACGGCATCCACGGGCAGGCCCGGATCTGGTCAGTTCACAAACTGGACGAACTCGGCGCTCTGAACATCACCATCGAGCGGCTGCAGGGCGGCCGATAGGAGGAAGCGATGTCTTGCACTGGACCCTGCAATCAAGGGCGCATCACCTGCCCCACCCCGGAAGCGTGCGGTCTGCCCGCCGAGCCCTACGATCCGCCGCGTTGGCTGCGTGCGTTCGCCTGGGTGTTTTCCCTGGCGATGATCGGCTGCACGGGCGCAGCGATCTTTCTGTAGGCCGGGTTCACTTACCCGGCCACGCCTGCATCAAGGTGCGGAGGTCGTTGACGTGCCGGTCGCACGTTTCCGCCAGTCCTCGACCTTCAGTTTCCACTGCTCGGAGTACGTCAGCGAGGGCAGCGGCTCGGTCAGGGCAGGAGGCTGGGGTATCTCGGGCTGCCTGGACGGCAACGGCGAGGTCGTCGCGCAGCCGGTCAGCAGCATCACGAGCAGCAGCAGCGTCCATGCGAGCGCGGCGCTCCCGATTCGTCGCTTCACGGTAAGCCTGTCGAATCCGGTCTTCATGCAGCTTCTCCTGTTCGCGTGCGGCAGCTTCAGCCTGGGCACGCATCTCGGCGATTTCGCGTTCGTAGCGATGGCCCTGGTACTTCCAGGCAGCGGTGCCACCGGCAGCGAGGCCGATCACGCCTGCAGCGGCCACGGCAATCAACGTGGCTTGAATCACAGCTGCCCCATGCACTTCTGGTGGCGCTCTTGCTGGCGCGTCCACACGCCCCAGCACCGCTTGTTGGGCTTGCCGCCCACCAGGGTCGAGCAGTCGTAGCCGGCCACGAATCGATACTCGAGATACGCCTTGCAGGCATCCGCATACCGCTCTGCATTGGTGTGTCGGACGATGCTGCTGCGGCACAGGGCGCCCGTCCCGTACTGGTACGAGAAATCCATCAACAGGTCGAACTCTGTCTGACTGACCGGCGCGGTCACGCACTGCTTTATGCGGCCCTCGGCCTGCTGCACGTACTCCAGCTTGCGCTTGAGTGCAGACACGGGGTCGGTCCGGTCGCCCATCTGCACCCGGGTTCCGTCGGAGTGCGTCGTCATGCCGAAGCCGAAGGTCGGCACGTCACCCTTGACCGGGATCACGGCCTCGTCGGTGTAGCCCTCGTGAACGGCTGTGGCGACGAACGCAACGGCGCTCAGGGAGAGCGCGGCGATCTTTACGCGGGGGTTGAACCGCTGCTTCGACTGCTGCTGCATCACACGTCCCTCTGCGCCACGAGGCGCGAAACGAACGCCGCTGCCGCGCTCAGGCCGGACAGGACGCCGAACAGGCGCGGCGGGAACTCGTCAGAGAAAAACGGCAGCGCGACTTCGGCCACGGTGAAAGCAAACGCGAGGGCGATGAACCTCAGACTCCAGGCGTGCTTGAGGATGTCGCGCCAGTTGTCGTACAGGCGGACGCGCTTCACGGTGCGCTCCCGAACCCCTGGCCCTTCATCAGCGCGGTCAGCGCCGGCAGACCCCCGAGGTTGTAGACGAGCACGCACACAAGCACCACCCAGGCCAGCTTCTTGAACGCAGCACGCAGACCGGCCAGGAGCCACCCCCCCGCAGACTGCTCTGCCTGCGTGCGCATCGCTTTTCCCGCTGCCTCCCATGTGGCCGGGTCAGACACGGCCGCCTGGATGCCACGGGCAACGGCCTGCTCGATGGCGATGGCGGTGATCTGGTTGGGCGCTCTGCGCTCTGCCATTCCGTCCCATGCTTTTGGTTCGGCGCTTGATGGTGTGACCGGCTGTTGCACTGGCGTTCAGTCGTCGGTTGGGTTGCCGCGATTCTATTGGCGCGACGCGATCACCAAGGGGGCGCCATGGACACAACGGTAGGCGCCACCTGCTGATCGATCTGGCCCACCAGCCACGCCTGCACCTCGGCGAGCTCTGGCCCGAGTGCGTCTTCGCACCAGCCCTGCACCACGGCGAGGGTCAGTTGCTCGAACGGGATGAAGTTCTGCAGGTCGACGGGGCCTGCCTTGGCCTCGCCTATCGCGGTGGCTTGGTGCCCCAAGCCGTCGTCGGCAGTCAGGCGCCAGTGCATGCTTTCGACCGCGTTGGTCACGGTTTGGTAGGTCGGGAAAACATCCAGGGACTCGAACTGCCACGCGAAGGTGGTCATGCGTACTCTCTCGGGAGTTGCCTGCGGGTGCGTTCAGCCTCCCACGACTTGCGGCAGTGGTCGGCCTCGATGGGGGTGAACAGCCAGTCGATGAGCCTGCGTGGCCAGCGCCGTGCTCCGGTCAGTTCCCACCGCCAAGATGCTGCGCTCAGGGTCTCGTCCGGGTCGTAGTGACCGAACGACACCCAGCAGAACAGGAACTGGTCCAGGGCGATCAGGAGGTTCAAGACGCGGCGCCGCATGGACTACATCAAGCGGCAGGGGCCGGGGCAGGCTCGGGGGTGGGTGCAGGAGCCGGTGCGGGTGCCGCAGCGGCCTCGTCCCGCTCCTTCGCCAGTTGGATGTAGACCGAGTACATGATCCCGTAGACCTGGGCAAAGGTGACCGAGGTGCCGGTGGGCAAACCGGTGGTGGGGTCAAGGATGGGGATCTCGTTGGTCGCCGTCTCCGGTGTCAGCATGGCCGTGAAGCCCGATGCCGGCTGGCGAATCGTCTGCCCGCCCGTCAGGTTGATGACCTGTTCCTCGGCGAAGGAAATGCTGGGCGTCCCGCCATACGGGTTCCAGCCAATGAATTGCGGGCACCGGACGTAGGCCGTGCCCTCCACAGTCGTTTCTTTGTAGTCGGCCATGTCAGGCTCCTATCAGTGAAGTTCGAGCGCAGCTACCCGTGCGCGGAGGGATTGGAGTTCGGCGATCAGCAGCGGTACGAGCGCTTGGTGGTCCATCTGCTGATACAGAGGTGCACCGTCCTCCGTCAGAGCGTCTTTCTCGCCCGTCACGGCGTAAGGCGTCACTGCCTGGGCTTCGTGAGCAATCAGCATCGGGCGCTCAAGCGTTGCGCCTTTCATCCTTCCGGTATAGACCCGAAGCGCGTCGATAACCTCGCCAGAGTTGGCTACTGGCCCGAGGATGTCTTTGCTGCGGTAGTCGGACGTGGTGTTGTAGGAAACCAAACCGCCTGCGCGGTTGTAAGTGACGGAGCCACGCCCAACACCCCCATCCGTGTAAAACCCAATAAGCGAGTTATCGCCTGTCGTGGCTGAATTCCAGACCGTATACACCTCACTTGCAGAAGTAGTCTGAAGTGCAACGACACGACCAGTAAACGCACCACTTGGCGTTCCGATCAAAAGACTCCCACCCGGACTGAAGCGGCCAAACTCTGCAAAAGTTGACCCATCGGCCGGGGCGGCTCCGAACGCAAGGAATCCACCAGACGCCCACGTCTGGTAGACATCAGGCCCGCTTGCATAAATCGCAGCGTGCCCTCCACCACATTTCAGCAAAAACTGAGCGGTCACGCCTGACGAGCCGACCTGGAGGCGATGCGCTCCTACACCGGATGAGGATGCTGCTCCAACCAACAAATAGCCCGCAGCATCCAGCGTCATCGCCTGAGTAGGCGACATCAGAGCGCCTGCGAGTCCCGGGGCAGCGGTTCTCCAAACATGCTGCCCAGATGCGGTTTGCTCGTAAACCTGAGCAACGCCATCTCTGATGTACTTGAACGCACCGGAGGCATCCACAAAAGCGTTGTTGCTCCAACGAGTATTTGCCACGGAAGTTGGAGAATCGACAGCCGCCGAATATCCGACTTGTATTGCGCGGAGGCCAGTATTCCAAGCGGCTGGCACAACACCACCCCCCCAATTCCCCGCACCATCGCCAATCAGCCTCGGGTTCCCATCCCCATCCGACAGCACGATGTAGTTGTTGGCGGTGCGGATGTCGAGACCGCCTTGGTTGCCGCTGAAGCCCCCGAGGATGGTGTTCTTGGAACCGGTGGTGATGTAATACCCGGCGCCGTAATAGCCCTGGCTTACCCCGACAAATGTGTTGAAGGAGCCCGTTGTCGAGCTGTAGCCCGTAGCCGCTCCCAAGAAAGTGTTACCCGTTCCGGTGGTCAGTGAATATCCGGCGTAAGCGCCAAGCGCAGATTGGTAGATGCCTCCGTTCGCTAGTCGCATGGCTGTATGACCAACAGCCGTGTTCTCCGGGAATGTGCTGTTTGCCGAAAGCGCAAGATAGCCAACAGCGGTGTTTTTTGAGGCGGTTGTGCTGGCGTAGAGAGCACGATCCCCAACCGCAGTGTTTTGCGACCCGCTTGAGTTAAGAAACAATGAAAGCACGCCAAAGGCGCTGTTTTCGTTTCCAGTTTGGTTAGAGCTTAATGCGCCAGAGCCGGTTGCCGTATTGTCGAAACCTGTCGTATTGATTTGCAGTGGCGCATAAGAGAACCCAGGTATGTTGGAGCCAATTGCAGTGTTAAGAGAGCCACTGATGTTGTTGGACAGCGCACCCACACCCAGCGCCGTATTGGTAGCCACCGCCCCACCACCCCGCCCCACAGTAACTCCGTGAGCGGTGACGTCCTTGAGGACGGTGAGGGCGCCGAGGGTGTCGAGAGACATCTTCACGGCGCCGAAGTCGATGGGCTGGCCTGTAATACCCGATGGCGCGCTGTACCATCTGAATACTCCGTCAAGCTGCTCCAGCATCGTCGCTTCATCGTCTCCGATGTAGCGAAAGAATCCAGCGGCGTAGTACACGTTGTTGGTGTACGCAGAGGTTGTGGCGCTACCCAATACTGAAGCGCGCCCTCCAACCTGGAACATGGGGCCGCCGTAGCCAGCAGCTAAATGACCACTCGGCGTCGCCCCCAGAAAGAGGTTACCGGTGATGTCGAGGGTGGCTTTCGTAGCGCCTGCAATGTCAAGTGTTAGAGGCGCACCTGAAGTGAAGATGGAAACCGTTTGATCTGGCGTTCCTCCAAATATCCGTGCTCGGTCGCCTATTGCGAAAAACGTGGCGGTATTGGCTGCATTGCGAACAAAGAACGCACCGCCTTGGTTTGCGGCGGGGCCACCGCGCACCTGAACAACGCCATTGTTTGCGGAGAAAACATCAACAACATGACTAGGAGCGACACCAATGCCAAGATTCGCCCCATCAAACGTCAACCCCGCCCCACTGCTGACCACCTTGCTGCCGTTGAGGAACAGCAGGCCGTTGGGGGTGCCGCTATTCAGGGCCACGCCGCCCGTGATCTGCAGCTTGTTGACGCCATCGTCGGTCGTGGTGCCAAGAAGGAAGTTGCCACTGGTGGCAAACCGCCCTGCCTCGGTGTTGCCGAAGATGAACGTGATCGGGTTGAGCGTGCCGGTGCCGACGAAGCCAGAGACGATCCGCACCTGAGATGCACTCGCCACCAGAGCGGCAATGGACGAGTTGTTCGGGTCAGACGAGTTGTACGCCTGGAACTGTGAGTTGACCGCCGTACCGTTCGGGATGGCCGCCACCAGGGTCTGCCCGTTGGTGGTGCTGCTCTGAAACAGCAGACGGTTTGAAATGGTGGCGTTGGAGAAGTCGCCGGTGATGCGCCGGCCGGTGCCGCTGAAAGCGAGGTTCCCAGTCAGCGTGCCGCCGGTCAGCTGCAGGAACTGCGCGAGAACTTCGTTCAGCCCCAGGTTTGTCCGGGCTTCAGCGGGGTCCGCAATGTCTGAGAGGTTCGCACTGGCGACCAGCTTCTGCCCCAACTCTGTGTTGAGGTTGCTGAAGTTGGCATCGACTTCCGCGTTGGTCAGCGGCGAGCCTTTGCCGGCGCGAGTGATGATGGTTGCCATGCTCAGTCTCTCAGGTCATGCGGCCCCCGCTGGGCCTGGAATTAGGCTGCGTTGAGGGTGATGGTCCAAGTGACCGTCATCGTGTCGTCCGCTGCCTTGTTGACCACCGCGAACACGGTGCGGCACAGCATGTCGCCGCCGACGGCAGCGTTGAAAATGCCAGCCTCAGTCACGGCGCCCGTGGCATCACCGGCCTCGAACGAGGAGACGTACACGACCTTCGCGCTGTTGACGCCAGCGATGGTGGTGGAGTCCAGGGCTTCGCGTGCGCCGAGCATCGACACGAGGTCAGTCTGAGCGGCTCCGGCCGCTGTGGTGCCTGCGCCCAGGCCCATGTGAGACATGACCGCCTTGGCAGTGCCGACCATGCGGCTGGCGATGTAGGCAAGCCCCGCGTTGACCACGAGGTTCTTGATTTCGCGCTCGTCCTTGACGTTGCCGTCCTTGTCGCGCAGGACGATGTTCACATCGCCACGGAGCTTCAGGTTTTCATTGATCATGGTGATGATTCCTCAAAAGGTTCTGGACGCCCCGACGAAGTCGCCCGCAAAGTAGAACGGATCAGAGGTGTACCCCTGAGCCAGCAGCGACCCCGCGTCGGAAATCGAGGCCGTGTGAGACAAACCCTTGCCATCGGCGCGAGTGGAGAAGTCGCCCACTTGTGCCGCGTCAAGCAGGGCCTTGGCGACCGTGAGAATTTTGCCGTCTATCACGAGGGCAAGATCGGACGCATCACGGACGTAAGAAAGGAAGATGAAGATCGAGTCGCCGATGGCGGCGGCAGATGAGAACGTGGTGGACAGCGACCTCGCAATCGCGTCGGTGACACTTGGCGTGTCGAACAGGGCCTTTCCCGTGTCGCGGAAGGCGAAATCGATGGTCCCCGCTTGGTCGCTTGGCGCTCGGCCAATAGAGCGCACAGGCTGGTCCCCGACCGACGCAGCATCCACAGCAGGACGGCTGAAGGAAAACGCCGCGAGGTCCAAGGTGAACGCATAGTCGGCACGCGAGGTTGCGAGGTCGAAGGCCGTGGCGTCGTGCGCGACGGGCGCTTCGCTCGGGTTCTTGCCGAACTCGTGCGTGCTGTCGTCGGCTGCGGACGCTGAGTCCTGCTGCACCTTCCCCGGCGTGAGCGTGTGGCTGTCCTGCGCGGAGGCTGCGTCAGCCTGGGGCTTGGTGGACGAGATGCTGCGAGCCTCGGCGACCCCTGCAGTGTCAGCCGCAGCCTTCCCGGTGTCTCGTGCGGTGGCGTCGGCCATAGAGGCCGCATCCTGGGCGACCTTGGCCGTGTCGAAGCGGTGCTGGTCGGTGGTGGCAGCCCCATCCGCCAGGAAGCGCGACAGGGCCAGCGCGTGGGCGTCGAGAGCCGCCGCGACGTCAACCAGGGTCTTGATGGTGTCGGCCTGCAGCTGGTCGGCCGTGAACGCCGCGTCCACCAGGGCCTTGGTGGCGTCGAACACCACGCGGTCGTCGGCGAAGGGAGCCTCGTTGAAACTGCGCCGGTAGTCCACCTGCCGGTCCAGCGCGTCCCCGATACGGGAGACGCTGCTCATCACCTTGACGAATGACACCTCTTGGTCGTCTTGAACCGAGGCCTCGCCGTCGACGTCATCTGTGACAGCGATCACATCGACCAGGGTCTTAGCGAAGTCCCGGCGCTGCTGATCCTCCAACAGCGCCACCTCGGTGGCAGCCTTGAAGAAGTCGGCGGCCAGGACGTCGGCGAAGGCCCCAGCGTCGCTCATGGCGGGCTTGGTGAGGTGCAGGGCCAGCCGATCCACCACGAGGCCCGTGTCGGCCTTGTTCAGCCCGTAGTCGCGGGCAACGTGGTCGGACAGGCCAGCAGCATCGAACAGGGACTTGGCGAAGTCGGCCCGCACCGCATCGATGAGGGCGGCAGCGTCCGTCAGGCTCTTGCCGGCGGACAGCGCCTGGGCGTCCAGCACCGTGGCGGCGTCAACGAGCGCCTTGCCCACGGCACCTGCGAACGCATCAGCAGCAGCGCCGCCGTCCGCCAGAGCCTTTCCGAGCGCATTCGCCACCGAGTCGGTGGTGTACCCGGCATCGGACAGGGCACGCTGCAGATCCATGCGCAGCGCTTCTGTGACGGAAGCCGGGTCGAACTTGCCCAGGCCGAATTCGGCCACGAACCTATCGACAGCAGCAGCGGCGTCAGCAGCGTTCTTGCCGAACTCGTGCGCGAAACGGTCAGACGCTGCTGCCGCGTCCTGGCGTTCGATGAACTTGAGGAAGATGCCAACCTGGGCGACCAGCGCGATCACCGAGGCGCGCACGCTGGCGCTGATCGTCGACGCGGAGACCGCGCCGTTGATCGTGGTGGCCGACACGGCGGCCCGAATCTTGGACCATGCGGCCGACAGCTTCACGCAAAGTCCGCCCGCAGCTTGAACTTGAGCAGGTCGTAGACCGTCTGCCGAAAGCCGGTGGAGGTGTTGTGAACCTCAACCTCGGCCTCGTAGCTGCCCTCGGGCTGGTCGAGGTCGCCCGTCTGAAACTGGAACACGGCCTCGCCTGCGCCAGGGTTCGGGAGGTATGCCTGCCGTGAGAACAGCACCGTGGTGGTGTCGGTGGCGCGGAAATGCATCGTCACGGTCGCCCCCGTCAAGTCGATGGGGTCGCCGCTCGTCTCATCGGTCAGCAAAACTCGGATTTGCGGGCCGGTGTCGCCCTGAACGAGTCGAATCCGCTCGGTGGTCATCGTGGGTTCACTCCTTGGCGTGGATTCTCATCGACGGCGATCACTCCGACGCATCGGGCACGGTGAGTTCCGGGCCATCCTCGGGCGCCAGCGGCAGGCCGGCGAGTTCGCGCAGGTGATTTTCGAGTTCGCGGTCGGGGAACATCATTGCGCCGGCTGCGGTGAGAGACTGGATGAACGTGGACACCTCACTGAGGTTCTGCTTCTCCAGATCGCCCGGAACGAGCGTCGGCATCACCAACGGGTCGAGGCCGTTGAGCGCCCACAGGCGGGGCAACAGGTGGCGGTTGAACACGTCGGCCATGGACTGCTGGAACGCCCCGATGGCGGTGGCGAACAGCGCGGTTTTGTCGGACGACAGCGCGAAGGAACCGACGGATTGCTGGCCCAGGAAGATGAAGTCGGCCAGGACCGAGGTGGCGATGGCGCGGTTGTAGCGGTCGATGACCTTGGTGGTGTCGAACGTGCGGCTGCCGCCCGTGGACAGCAGCTTGAAGTCGAACAGCAGGTTGCCGGACTGGTCGCGGTCGGACGGCAGGAGGATGCCCTCCTGCATGTCGCGGCGCACCTGGGTGACGAGGCGCTGCCACGCGGCCAGGGTCTGCTTCTGCTGCGCGTCTGCGGACGGGTCGAAGTACTCGCCCGGGATCATAGCCACGGGCAGGCCGGCCAGATCGCGTTCGATGCCGATGCCCTCGATTTCCTCGATGCGCTTCTTGAAAAACCACGCCCGGTAGGCGTTGCGCAGGACGCTGCGGCCCTCGGGGTTGTTCTTCTCGTCGGTGGTGCGGAACAGCAGCAGCTTCTCGATGGGGATCATCACCATCGAGCCGGACCAGGGCTGCTGCCACATGCCCATGACGGAACCGTCCTCGGGGTCGAACTCCCACTTGATGATGGTGTTCTGGGCACGCAGGCTGATGTTGCGGATGCCGATGCGACCGTCGTCGAAGCGCGAACGGGACGAACCGTCCCGCGCATCGGTGCCGCCGCGCTTCTTCCAGATGATCTCCATCGGCGCGAAACCGTAGACGAACATCGAGCAGGCCTCGGTGATCACGGTAGACCACGGCACGCTCATGTCGTCCATCACCTGCTCGACGAACACCTTGGCCTCATCGGCCTCGCCGGATTCGTCGGCGGCCTGCACGCGCCACTTGGTTTGGCGCACCAGCATCGAAATGGCGAAGGTCACGGCCCCGACGATGGGGTCGTTGTCGCTCATCTCGCGGTAGATGCGCGAGGCGTTCATGCCTCGCAGTTCCTTCAGGAACTCGTCGACGACGTAGCCACCGAACTGTCGGAGGCCGGTTTGGCCGATGGCGGCCGGGTCGAATTTCAGCTTGTAGGCGTTGTCCGCCATCATTCATCTCCTGCCATCGCGCCAAGCCACGGACTGATGCGTGAACCGCCACCGGGCTTCGCGTTGCGCACAAACGGGTTGACCAGCCGGTATTGCTCCACTGCCAGGGCCAGGGCCATCACGCAGTCATCGTGGTAGCCGTCAGGAGCCGAGTACTTCACGCCCGTGCGGGTGTACTGGTACTCGAACAACTGCAGTTCCGACTTGATTGGGCCGTCTGGGAACCCAACCGCGCCGGTCTGGATGGCAACCGCCAACCCCTCCATGAGCTTCTGCTTGCTCGACGATGAGAAAGTGTAACCCGTGACATTCCGGCGTTTTTTCTGCAGGCGCTCGACGATGGGGTCGCCGACGCCCGTGGAGTCGATGAGACTCGGGCACCGGCCGATGAGATTGAGGATTCGAGTCTCGGTGGTTTCCCACGGCCCCTGCCATCGGTCGAAGCCGCAGACGCGCCCGTCGCGGTCCAGGGCGACCACCACGCACCAGTCGGTGGACTTGGCGAGGTCCACGCCGATGGCGACCGGCACGCCGTCGGAGAGCGGCTGCAGGCAGGCGTCGATGTACTTCAGGCCAAAGGGGTTGCCCTCGTCGTCGGATGGCTCGGCGAGGTACAACTCGCGGAACACCTTCTCCGGCAGGAGGCTCTTGGCGTCCTCGATCTCCTTGGCGTCCAGCACGCCGCCTGCCACCGCGTCGTAGGCGGTCAGCTTGGCGTAGGCCATGCCTGGGGCGCCGGCCTCGGCCTTGCGGGCCATCTGGTAGTGCCAGTTGGTGCGGCCCTTGACGTTCCCGATGATGCGGACCTTGCCCCGGGTGGCCGTCAGCGTCGAACGCACGGCGATCCACGAGTCCTCGCGGCACCGGCTGGCCTCGTCCACCACGGCGGCGTAGACGTCCTCACCGTAGAGGTTGTCGGGCTTCTCGGCGGACTTGAACCACATCACCGAGCCGTTCGCCAGGGTGATGGTCAGTTCGGTCTCGTTGGCGACGTAGACGGCCTTCGGCAAGCCGCGCTTGATCCGCCGGAACGCGATCTTGGCCTGGGGATACACCGGGGCCACCCACCAGTAGTTGCGCCCCGGCTTGCCGTGAACGAACGCCTGCTCGGTCAGCCACGCCATACAGCCGACGGTCTTGCCGGCCTTCGTCGAGGCCTCGATGATCGCGTAGCGGGCCAGTTCCCCCGCGTAGTCGACTGCGTCGAAGATGGCCTTCTGCTGCGCGGGGTACAACCAGGGCCGCTCGTAGACGATGTGCATCAGTCGTCGGTGGTTTCGCGGTCTCCGATCTTGAGCGTGACCGTCACGGTTTCCTCGCCGTCCTCTGCCCGCTTAATCTTGGCCTCTGCCTCCGCGCTGAACGCATCAGCCTGACGCCACTGCAGGCGCGTCTTGCAGATGAAGATCGCGGCCGTCAGCGCCGCCTTCCGGTCCTGCGTCTGCAGAGCGATGTTCACAAGGTTGCCGGCCACCGCCTGCCCGATCTTCTCGGCACCCCGCGCCAACTCGTCCGGGTAGTGCGCCCGCAGCGTCTTTTCGTCCACCTCGATCAGGCGGGCGATCTGCTCGTGCGTGTAGCCGATGAACATCCCCAGCTGCACCGTGCGGCGCGAAAGGTCCGTCGGCACATGAGGCGCCTGGGTGCCGTTCGCCCGTCGACTTTTAATGCGTGGGGGAACGGCCGGCGGCGGGGACACGGTCGCCCCGGCCACTTTGGGTTCTCGCTTACTTGGCATGAATATCACTCCGGTGACACATTTCGCTTGCTTTCCGTCCGAAATGGAGCAACAGTGTCACCATCGTAACACCAACGGAGAAGCCCCGATGAGAAAGCCCCGCAGAACCACCCTTGGCGATGTAGCCACCGCGATTGGCCTCGGACTGATGCTCGCGTGGTTCTTCGCCCAAGGCGTCTGAACGATTCGTCCCACAACCCTACGGAGAAGCACATGGAGTTCAAGAACACGGCATGCGCGGCGGTTCTGCCGCCTGGGTTTGCAGCCCTGATGAACAAGGTCATCGCCAAGAAGCAGTCGGCGCAGCCTGCCAAGCCTGCACGGCGCGGGTTGCTGTCGGTGGTGGAGCGCGAGATCGCGCTCGGCAAGGAGCCTCCCCTTCTACAGTTCGCCAGCGCGGTGAACTACACCTACAACCGGCACGCCGAGGCGCTCTACAAGCTGTGGCAGGAGCGCGATGCGGCTGGCCTGGGCGAGTACGCGATCAACGGCAAGAACACCTACGCTCGGGCGCTATCTCGCTACCGCGAGATCCTGGCGAACAACCTGAAGGGGGCTGCGTGATGGGCGGCTACGAGAACTCCCCGATGCACGAGCGGGTGCAGGCGATCTGGATGCTGCTGCGCCCGGTGATCGAGAGCAAGGCCCAGGAGTTGGGGGCCTCCCCGATGGAGATGGCTTTGGCCCTTACCATCGGCGCACCCACCTACCTGTTCGCGGCGGCGCCCGGTGATACGGTGCACACCCTGGAAAGCGGCAAGGCCTTGTTCAGCGCGGCTTGCGACAGCCTGATCAACATCGGAGGCAAGTGATGGCATCGGTTTGGATTCACGACAAGGACCGGCTGCAGAAGCTGAAGGGCCACATGCCCGTCGAGAAGGCAAAGGCGCACCTTGACGCGCTGCTGATGGACTGGCGCAAGCGCGGTGGCACGGTGGTGCGGATCGACGCCCTGGAGGCGGTCGTTAAGGGGCCTGACGGCAACACCATCGCGGGCTTGTACGTTGAGGCGTACTCGCCCCCTTCCGCACCGGAACCCGGCCAACCCAAGCGCGTGAGGGCCTGACGATGCGCAAGCGGACACGTCGCAAGTTCTGGACGACGGAGATCAACCCGGTGACGCATGCACTGATGGGCGCCGCGCTGCTCCCCGAGAGCGAACTGAACAAGTTGCGAATGCGGGAACTGGCGGCCATCGAGGCGTTTCGAAGCGGAGTGGCGACGCTGCAGGACTGGTACGACATCAATGCGATGAACAACCTCTGCGAAACGATGGCTCGGTCGGGCGTCGGCCCGGAGGCCCTGGAGGCGACCCAAATCGCCCAGGCGGCGTTGCTTGAGGCGACGCAGCGCTTCGAGCGCACAGGGAAGATGGGCACCACCGGCCCGGGACTGCAGGCGTTTCGTGAAGTTTACGAGTTCCATGATTTGCAGCGCCAATCTGTGCCCCGCTCCATCTACGAGCGCTGCATCGTCAAACTGAGGAACCGGGTGAAGTCGAACGCTCCCGAGGTCATTCCGCTGAACTGACCTTCGCAGGCTTGGCCTTCTTCGCCTTTTTGGCGTCGGCCTTGTCGACGTTGCCCACCTCGTTGCCCACCAGTTTGCCCGGGGCGCGTTCGCCCATGACCTCGGTGAACGTGCGCCCGTCGGACTCAAGGTGCGCGTGCAGGCCCGAAAACGCCTGCCACCGGGTGACGATGACGTCGACGTACTTCGGGTCCAGTTCCATCAGGCGGGCGTAGCGCCCGTTCTTCTCGGCCGCGATCAGCGTGGTGCCCGAGCCGCCGAACAGGTCGAGGACAACGTCGCCTCCCTTGGTGTTGTTCAGCAGTTGGTACTCGATGAGCGCCACGGGCTTCATCGTGGGGTGGACGTCGTTCCGCTTCGGCCGGTCGAACTTCAGAAGCGTGGTCTGCTTGCGGTCAGCGGCCCACAGGTGGCCGGCGCCGTCCTTCCACCCGTACAGGCAAGGCTCGTGCTTCCAGTGATAGTCCTGGCGGCCCATCACCATCGAATCCTTCTCCCACACGAGACACTGGCGGACCTTCCAGCCGGCGTCGCGGCAGGCGCCACGGAAGTTGTAGCCTTCGCTGTCGGCGTGCCAGATGTAGAACACCGCCCCCGGCTTCATCACCGTGTCGGCGGCCACGAACGCATCGCGCAAGAACTGGCGGAAGGACTCGTCGTCCATCGAGTCATTCTGGATCTTCAGCGCGTCCTTCGTCTTGCCCTCGTAGGCGACGTTGTACGGCGGGTCGGTGATGAGAACGTCGGCCAGGGCGCCCCCCATCAGCGTCGTGACAGCGTCCACAGACAGACTGTCACCGCACATCACCCGGTGCTTGCCAAGAACCCACACATCGCCGAGCACTGAGACGGGCTGGTCCGGCACGGCCGGGGCCTCGTCGGGGTCGGTGTTGCCCTCGATGCCCGTCGGGGCCAAGAGGTTCTGCAGTTCGTCGGCGCCGAACCCCAGGAGCGACATGTCGAACTCGGCCACCTGAAGGTCGCCCAACTCGACGCGCAGCATGTCCAAATCCCACCCGCTGTTTTCCGCGATGCGATTGTCGGCGATCACCAGGGCGCGGCGCTGCGCTTCAGTCAGGCCAACCAGGGTGATGGTGGGCACCTGCTCCATCGAAAGCTTCTGCGCGGCCTGCAGACGGCCGTGGCCGGCGATGAGAACCCCGTCGTCGCCGAGCAGGATCGGGTTGGTGAACCCGAACTCCTTGATGCTGGCCGCGATCTGCGCGACCTGTTGGTCGGAGTGCGTTCGGCTGTTCCTCGCGTAAGGAATGAGACTGGCGGTTTCGCGGTACTCGATCTGCAGCTTGCTCATGTGGTGCGGTGCGGAGAAAAGAAGGCGGCGGCCGTGAGACCGCCGCAGCGCAACGAACCCGGAAGCGAGGGAGGAGAAGCAGTCGTTGCGGCCCCCGGGAAGGAGTCATCACGCTGATGTGATTGTCCCGCGCTGGCAGGCCCCGCACAAGGCCCAAGTGTCACCGTGATGCGATTTTTTCCGTCTGAAACGTAGAAACCGCTTGCAAAGTATCACGACTGTGACAATACTTGAGCCATCGAAAGACGCAGCCCCGGCGCCCAGGGGCACCAAGCAAGGAGAAGCAGCCATGACCCACAAGATCGACGTTTCCAAGGGCCAGTGCATCGGCACGGTCAGCGCCCAATGGGCCTCACGCCCGGACGACCAGAAGTTCACCAGCCTCTCGGCCCTGCACGAGCAGGTCACCACCTGGGCCGACGAAAGCAGCGCGGTTAACGTCCTGCCGGCCGATATCGAGGTGCTCTACGACGGCGAAGACCACGACACGCTGCGGCTGCAGGTGGCTGGCGCGGAGGTGGTGCCGACGCATTGGTCCTTCGACACGATCTGCCGCGCAGCAAGCGCCCCCTCGAACTACATGCGCAGCCTGCCGGCGCCCCTGGCAGCGGTGAACCTGAACTACGGCCTCAAGACCGCCGACCCCAAGGAGGTCAGCGCCTACATCCGGCAGAACGGCACCACCACGCTTCGCGGCATCACCAGCACCCGGTACGGCCGCATCCTCGACCGCGATGTGGTGGAGGCGGTGCGCAGGATCGCCGGAAACGGCACAGGCGACACGCGGTGGAAGGTGCCCGGGTGCATCGACTGGCGCAGCGAGTTCGGGGTGACCTACAACCCGAACGTCGACATCACCAAACAGAACACCACCCTGTACGCGAGCGACCGCGACGTGTTCCTTTTCTTGGTCGACGACCGCAACCCCATTGAGGTGGGCAAGTTGGACGACGGCAGCCCGGACCTGATGTTCCGGGGCTTCTACGTTTGGAACAGCGAGGTCGGCAGCAAGACCTTCGGATTCGCGTCGATGTACCTGCGCGGCGTCTGCCAGAACCGGAATCTTTGGGGGGTGGAGGGCTTCAGCGAGTTGACCTTCAAGCACACGGCATCGGCACCCGACCGCTTCATCGAACAGGCGATCCCGGCCCTCGAACTGTTCTCCGACGCCGGCACGACCAAGCTGATCGCGGGGGTGCAGGCAGCCAAGGGCGCCATCGTCGCCAAGAACGACGAGGATCGCCTGGACTTCCTGAGCCGCTACGGTTTCAGCGAACGGGCAGCCAAGCGGATCATCACCACGGTCGAGGCGGAAGAAGGCCACCTGCCCACCTCGGTGTGGGACTTCGCGCAGGGCATCACAGCAGCGGCGCGGGCCGAGGAATACCAAGAGGCCCGGATCGCCATGGAGCAGATCGCCGGCCGGATGCTCGACAAGGTGAAGGCTTGAAGCAGTACCCCAAGCCGGTGTTCGACGATGCTCACGACGAGCGTCGTCGCGCCGAGGAAGAGAAGGAGCGGCGCCGAGAGGCGCTGCGCAAGAAGGTCCGCGAGAGCTTCCCAGAGATGACAGCGTTTGCCGACGAAATGCGAAAGCAGTTCCCAGGTGCGCGTCTGGTCTGGGCAGCGGAAAAGCAGCATGTGATCGGCCCGGTGCCAGAGGACGTGCGGCGCAAACATGAAGAAGAGTTCGGCCCGCTGGTCGACGTAAGCAAGGAGAAGTGAGATGTGGATTTTCCTTTCGGACAGCTTCCTGTCCATCGTTCACAAGGACTGCCGCCCAAACCAGTTGCTGGTTCGGGCGCGGCGCCAAGGAGACATCGAGCGCGTGTTCCCTCGCGCCAAGGTTCGTGAGTCGCACACCACCGACTACCGCTACCGCGCTGTGGTTTCACGGGAGCAGGTTGCCAAAGCCCTCACCAAGCAGGCCATGGAGATGGCCTACGACAATTTCAAGGACTCGGTCGCCGACAACGAACTGCACAACGCATACAGCCGCGTCTGGAGCGTGATGTACGGGATGCAGGCGCCTCGCCGCCGCCGCTACGACGACGAACTCTTTCCCAACCACGCAAACCTCTGATCAGCCATGAATGCTTGCCCTACCTGCGGTGTTTGGTGCGAACTCAAAGACACGCGGACCAGGGCAAGTGGCGCCAGGATCAGGCGATACAGGTGCGGAAACGAACATCGGTGGTCCACCGTCGATTTGGGCGATGGCGAGTTCGTTGACCGCCGGGTGAACAGGCAGCGTGGACAACGCGGAGCACTACGGCCGGAGCAGATTCGCGCCATTCGAAGCGACCCACGCCCGCACACCACGATTGCCAAGGACTACGACACGACACAACCCATGGTGTCAGCGATCAAGGCCAGGAAGGCCTACAAGGAGATTTTGTGAATGAATTTTTGACCCTGCCACGGAAGGTGGTTGAGCAGGCGTTGTCCACGCTGCAGCACGATTGCGATGCGCTGCTGCAGTCCCACCAGTGCCCGGTGACCGGTGCGATACCCGCAGAGGACGAAGCTGCGGTTGAGGCGTTTGATGACTACCGGGAAGTCATCGCCGCCCTCCGCGCCGTACTGGAGCAGCGCCAGGAGCCTGAGCAGGAGCCGGTGGCCACGGTGAAAGTCATGGGTAGTCACGGCGGCAAGCCTGCACTCGGCTGCCTCATTGATTTGAAACATGAGCATCGGGTCAAGGTCGGGGATCGGCTCTACAACCACCCGGCTCCGCAGCCCGTGGAGTTGACGGATGAGGAGGTCTTTGCGGCATCCGTACAGGCGAAAGATGCAATGCGGGAGCACATCTTTGAACACGCAGTAGATACCTACCGGAGTTTGCGCGGGGTCTACAACATTTTCTACGCCCGCGCCGTCATCGCGGCCTACCGGGTAAAGCAGGAGGGCAAGGTATGAATGAGCACACACAGGGGTCTTGGGAGTTTGAGAAAGGCAGCGGAAATGTGTGCGGAGCGATCATCAGCAAGACCGCTTTCGTCTGTGATTTTGTAGAAGACCCATCAGACGCCAACGCCCGCCTGATAGCAGCCGCGCCTGAGCTTTTGGAGGCGTTGAAAGCAATGCTGGCGGTTTGGGAAGAAGACCCGGCATACGGCACCGACGCAGCAGACAAAGCCCGCGCCGTCATCGCCAAGGCCACCGGGCAGGAGGGCAAGGTATGAGCGCGTACACGCCGGGGCCTTGGCGCTGGGAACTGAACGAGTCATCCAAGAGCCTGCAACTCGTCGGCGGAAAGCCGCAGTTCGACCTGACGATCATTGAGCCTATCCGCTGGGGCATGGGGAGCGCAACGCTCTTTGTTCGGGACACCGCGCACGATGGCATGAACCTGCTGCACAAGCTGCACGAGCGCCGGGATTGGATCGCGCCGTTTCCTGGCCGCGAGCATCAATCGCGCTGGTGTACCGGGGTGAACCACCCGGATATGCGGCTGATTGAGGCCGCGCCTGAGTTGTTGGAGGCGCTAAAAGACTTGCTGGGGTACGTAGAAACGGGGCTCGGCGATTACGAATCACTGGAGGGTGGGAAAGCCCGCGCCGTCATCGCCAAGGCCACCGGCCAGGAGGGCAAGGTATGAGTCTGTTCGGACTGAAGGTCGTCGAAAGCGACTTGGCCCGCGAGCGCCGCACCGAGTTCAAGGTTGCAACCTGGGCGACTAGAGACAAGAAGCGCCGGAACTGGCGCGTGTTGCGCGTCGAGATCGACCGGCCAGGATGCTTTCAGGTAGGAAGCACGCTTTTCGTGCACCCGGAGTTGGCCCGCTCGCTGACCAAAAGCATAGCAGCGGAGGGTGCAGCATGAAGGGCCGCACGATATGGTTTCCTCGCCATACCCACCCGGTTCGCCCCGGCACCTACGAGTGCGCGGTCAGGCTGGCCGGCATGCGCCGCTTGACCCTGTGGATGCTGGAGTGGGACGGCATCGGGTTTTTGGTCCCCGTGCCAATGGAGGTGTGGCGGTGGCGCGGAATGACCAGGGCTGCGCATCGTGTGGCCACCGGCCAGGGAGGCGCGTGATGCGGTACGTGACCTATCTCGTCTACATCATCTTGTACCAGTCTCTGGTGCTCGGGGGCACGGGCTACGCAGTTTTCGTTCTTGGTCACAGCGAATGGTGGTTTGTTTTCGCCGCCTTCTTGTCCGGCGCGGCGTACTCACCGGCCAAGTGGATTCATGGCCAGGGAGAACAGAAATGACACGGCATCGACACGAGCGCAGCAGTTGGCTTATCTGCGGCGGGTACATCGAGTGGTGCTACCAGTGCGGAGCGTGGCGACGACTCCGCAGGGAGTGCGAGGCGGTGATGGTGGCAGACAGTAAGTGGACGAGGCCGGTCGGGGTCGGTAGACAGAACCCGGCCCTGCGGAGCAAGGCATGAGCAACGCAGCGTTGATCTTGCAGGCGCTAGAGCAGCACGGCCAGTTGTCGGCACGGGAGATCGCCCAGGTGACTGGAGTGCGGCTGCGTCTGGTGCAAGGCGCAATAGGCTGGATTCGCCACGAGAAACCTGGGACGGTTTACCGCTGCGGCTGGCAACACGAGTCCTGCGCCAGTCGCATGAACTTGTCTGCCATCTACGCCTTGGGCAACCGAGCGGATGCACCACGGCCGCCAAGCATGTCAGCCGGAGAGAAATGCCGGAGGTGGCGAGCCAAGCGCAGGGGCCGCGTGGCCTCTGTGTTCGATTTGCCGAAACTGATGGATCGGAGGGCGGACCGGATGTAATCGAGCCACACGCGCCCAACACGGCCCCCACGCGGGGCCTTTTCTTTTGCCCAAAAGAAACCCCGGCACGAGGCCGGGGAAATCAACCGTCTAAGGAACCGGCAGCGCCGGTGGCCGAATCCTATACGACCCAGCACTCGAACTTGCGTTCCTCGAACTTGAAAGTGGCCTTCACCTCCCCAGGCACGCCGATTTCGTCGTGGTAGCGACTCTTGGCGACCTTGATCAGGGAATAGTCCGCGAACCTGTGCACGATGACACCCAGGTCGCACTTGTTGTACCAGTGGGCGCTGTCGCTGATGTCGTAGAGCGTCGGCACGCGGTACTCGCCCTTCTCGTCCTTCTGCTGCTTGGCCGGGTGAGCCACCACGATTACATGGACGTCAAACGCCTTGGCAAACCTCTTCAGTGCCTTGATGGCGCGGCCCGTGTACTCAGTCAGGCTTTCACCCGGCGCCCGAGCGTGGTCCATCTCGTTCCACGGGTCGATGACGATCACCTTGCAATTGAACTGGACGACGGCGGCCTCCATCCGGTCCAACACCCAATCGAGCGACACGTCGTCGTCCTCGCTGGGCACCATGAACGCAAAGTGCTTGTCGATCCATGCGTCGGCCTTTCGCAGATCGGTTTCTTCTGCGTGGTTCGTCGGCTTTCCCATGAACCACGTCCGCAGGTTGCGCTTGTGATCGCGCTGCGGCGCCTGCTCAAATGAGGCAAACGCGATGGCGATGCCGTGGTGGTAGGCAAGCCGGCAACACACGTCGTTCACCAGGGACGACTTCCCATGAGAAGGAATCCCCGTCCAGACCGCGAGATCCCCGAGGCGGACCTTGTAGTGCTGCTCCATCCCACGCAGGTTGATCTCGTAGACCGTCGAGGGCGGAACCGGCGGCAACTCGCTCATGCGGTACACGCCGTCCACTCGCAGCCACTGCGCCCGGGATAGCGTCTCCTGCACGCCCTTTGGCCCGTAGTGCTGCAGCACCTCGTTCAAGTCCTTGAGCCGCACGTTGCGGTTTTCCGGGTGCTTGGGGTACGTCACGAACTTGCACCGGGCGCGACCCAGGCGCACCGACAGGTCGTGCAGCAGGTTGGCACCCGGCTCGTCACCGTCGACGGCCAGGATGATCTCGGGAACGCGATCCTTCACCAGCAGGGGCCGAACGACGCCCTCAAGGTAGGAGTACTTGATCGTGTTCGGGTCGGTGATCGACTCCTTGGGCGCCCCATCCGGCACCGACACCACGCGCATGAATCCGGCCTGGATCACGGCCAGGGCGTCCATCTCGCCCTCGGTGATGATCAGCGGCATCTGCACCAGGGTGTCATCGCGCAGGCAGTCCTCGTTCCAGAGGCACTTCACCCCGCCCTCGTCTTGCCAGAACTTCTTGTCGCCGGTCAGCGTGCGGAACTTGTGCCGCACCACCACCCCATCCCGGAAGTACGGGATCGCCAGGACGTTACCACCACCGTTTGGCGAAACGTGGAGGCCCATTCGGGCGCAAATTTCCACGTCCAAACCCCGATCTTCCAGCGCCTTGGTGAGCGCCACCGACAACTGCGTTTCCATGCTGCTTCAAACCTCCAGACCAACCGCAATGGGAGCAGTGCCACACCGCCCCACCGTCTTCTACGTGCCCACCGTTCGCCAACTGGCACGGGCCAATCGCCAGCGACAAGCAGGGCTTCTTACGATTCGCCGCCTTGCGGGTCGGCGAACACTGAGGGCAAACCGTGTACTGGTTGCCCGGGGACATTCTGCGTGCCTCGATGCCGTGCTCGCGCAGCTTCGATTCGAGTTCCACGCTCAACCTCCTGCGGGGCTACCTGACGGCACATAGCCGGCCGGGATGTTGCCGTCAGGGAACAGCCGCAACGCCTGCTCGCGGGCATACGACGACCATCCGGCCATCCGGTCGGGCACCGCCTGGGCCTCGTCTTGCCACCGGCCCTGGTTCAGCCAAGTGGCCGGGTGCGGGATGTACTCGCCACCGTCCTTGAGCCACCCTGGCGACTGCTTCTGCAGCGCGACGGCGGTCAGCATCCGGCCCAACAGTTCCCGGTCGGGCTTCCGTTTCTCAAACGCCTTGAGAGCGGCGTCCTTGCCGACCTTGCGTGGATAGGCCGACCAGAACTCGTCGAACAACTCGGACCCCTTGGGGGGCTTGGGGGGAGATGGTTCTTGGTTCTGGTTCTGGTTCTGGTTCTGGTTGGTTGCACGTCCGTTCAACGGTCGTTGAACATCCGTTGAACCGGCGTTCAACACGCCTTCATCGGGAGTTGCACGCTTGCTGGCCCGACGTTCAGCGGACGCTTTACCGGCGCGTGACGCCTGTTCGTGCTTGGCCCTGTATGCCTCGATTTCCTGCTCGGCCCTGGCATTGAACCAGCCATCCGGCGTGCTCTCGAAAAACTCGCGCAGCACCGCCTCGACCTCGGGAATGTTGTCGCGCAGGCCGATCAGGCGGGCGGTGGTGGCGACCTCATTCGGCAGCGGACCTTCGCGCAGATAGTAGGCGTCGAGCAACCTCCGGTACGCGAGGTCTTCAATCGGCGAAAGGTGCCGGGTGTGGGCGACGTAGTCGCCGATGTGAAAGGGGTAGTGGTGCATTCGCTTCCTTCCTCGGTGCCCTTCGGTGAGGGGGATGCACCCCCCGGGAAGGTGCGGGGGTCCGGGCCTTACGGCTCCCGGTCCCCCTCACCGAAGGACACCTTCGTTGCTTCACCCGGAGGCGGCGTGCAAACCGACCCCGGGGACTGCGCCATTGTCACGGCAATGACAGGATAAGGGCCGTCCCGATGAGAAGGCAAGAGATGCGCGGTCCGGTCGCGCCGAAAATCTGCGTCACATCACCACGCTGACGGTGATCCCCTCGACGGCTTGTAGTAGCTTTGCCTTGAGGCGGAAGGCCGGGGTCATGGTAGGTTTGCTTTTCACATCCTCCACGACCAGTTCGCCGGACTTGTTCCGGTACGAGAAGTCGGCCACGTAGGTGCAGATCTTCGTGCCGCGCACCACCAGCGGGAAGCGCGGCTGGCACTTTAGGTCCGTGATTTCACCGGCCTTCTGCAGCACCTTAAGTTCGTAGTAGCGGTTCGCTTCACGCTTGGAGGCAAAACGGATGTTGTCCACCACAGTGGGGACCGCGTTGTACTTGCTGACTGGGTATTTCATGCGACGTTGGACAAAACATAAGCCGACGATGAGCGGCCAATTCGACAAAAGGAGAAGCGCATATCATGACGATCAAAGACGCCTCCCCGGGCGTCGTGTCCCGGGACGCTTTGCAAGCGTTCATGGACGCACGGGGCCTCAAGCCCCATCCCTGGGCGAAGGCCGCAGGCCTTCGAAGCAGCACCATCTACAACTTCATCGCGGGGCGTTCTCACAGCCTGACCTACGACAGCCTGCAAAGGCTGGCAAGAGCGGCTGGTGTGTCCGTCGATGAGTTGGTGGGCGGGCGTGCCGCGCCCCAGGCGCGGAAGAAGGACGTGAGCGCCTCTCAAACCACGGGGAAAGGCGCAGTCGCGCTGCGGTGGCTCGTGGGCATCTATGGAAGGTTGTTTCCGATGGATGAGAACGTCACGGTGGACCGGCCAGTTGGCCTGCCGCAAGGCGTCGACGCTGTTGCAGCCCGCATCGATGGCGATGGTTTGCATCCTATCCCTGCTGATTGGCTGTTGTTCTTCTCGGCGGAAGCAAAGCCGCCTGATGAACTTCTTGGCAAGTTGTGCGTAGTGCGCGTGCGCGGGGCAACCCAGCCGCTCGTGCGCGAGATTCGACGTGGATCGACCGCAGGCCTGTTCACGCTGCTGTCTTGGGGAGCCGCTCCGATGGAAAACGTCGAGGTGGTAGAGGCGCATCCGGTGCTTTCGATCACCCAGGCTTGAGAGTATCACGCGGTATCACCAGAATGTAACTTCTGACGGAGGAAATATCACCACACTGAGCATTTAGCTTGCATCGCTATCACGGCCATGACATACTTCTCCTGCGGTTCAAAACACAAAGGAGAAGCAGATGCCGAGAAGCGTACCGATACCCGATGAGGCGGCGTGGCACTCAATCCGCGAAAGCCACATCGGTGGATCTGAAGTTGCCAGCCTGTTCTACCGCTGGATCACCACGGACGGCGAAGAGGTCGTCCGCCACATGTTCGAGGAGGTGCCGGAAGATTGGCACCTTCTCGAATGCCTCTCACCGCACAAGACCGGCTACCGTCTCTGGCAGGAGAAGGCCGGTCAACTGATGCCCGATTCGTTCGACGAGAACGAGCGCATCCAAGCGGGCATCCACCTTGAGCCGGCAATCGCCGAGTGGTCCAAGCAGAAGTGGGAATGGCCGCTGCGCAAGGTTCACCGCTACCTTCAGCACGACACGATTGACGGTTGGGGCGCCAGCCTTGACTACGAACTTCACGGCGACGGCCTCACACGAGTCCCGGTCGAGTTGAAGAACGTCGACTTCGTCGTGTTCCGCGACAAGTGGTTGGTCGACGACGGCGAAATCATGCTGCCGCCGATGAACTACCTGCTGCAGTTGCAGCACCAGATCGGCGCTGCAGGCACCGACCACGGCTGGATCGTCGCCTGCGTTGCCGGCAACAAACTGCATCGGGGCCGCATCGAACGGCACGAGGCGTCGCAGCAGAAGATCGGAGAGGCCATCGCAGCGTTTTGGGCTGCGGTCAGGTCCGGCGTATCCCCCAATCGAGTTGCCGACGCCGAGACAGTCTCGAAGCTGCTTGCCGAGGGCGAGTCGGGAAAGTTGGTGGACCTCTCCGACAACGAACGTTTCTCGGTGCTGTGCGGCCAGTACGCACGCCTGAAGCGCCACATGGACCGCATGGATGTTCGAGCTTCCAACCTCAAGGGTCGCCTGATGGAGTTGTTCGGTGACGCCACCAAGGCCAAGGGTTCGCGCTACCGCGCATCGTGGCCAAGCATCACCCGCCAGGAAAAGCTGATCCCCGCACGCACCCAATCCGCACTGACGTATCGGGGCGCCCTGACCATCACCAAGATCGAGGAAGCGAAATGAGTGAAACCATCGAACTCGCGGGAACTGCCCGCCCCGCTGCAGCGCTGCAGCAGCAAGTCGCCCACCCTGCACCCGCCAAGCCGCAACTCATGTCCGGCAGCGCCGTTCGCGCCATCGTCCCGACGAGCATCGAGGAAACCTTCAGGATGGCAAAGGCCATCTCCATTGCCGGCTGGGCGCCGAAGTCGTACCAGAAAGACGGCGCCTACGACGAGAGCAAGATCGTGGTGGGCATCATGCACGGCCTCGAACTCGGCCTCACGCCCATCGCGGCGCTGCAGTCCATCGCTGTGATCAACGGCACCCCGAGCATCTGGGGCGACGGCGCTCTCGCAATCGTTCAGGCGTCCGGCCTGATGACCGACTTCCGCGAAGAGCCGATCAAGAACGACAACGGCGTGATCACCGGCTACACCTGCACCGCCAAGCGGCGCGGCATCGAATCGCCGATCTCGCACACCTTCACCGACGAGGACGCGAAGGCTGCCGGCCTTCTCGGAAAGTCCGGGCCGTGGCAGCAATACCGCGCCAGGATGCTGCAGATGCGTGCGAGGGCCTGGACGCTGCGTGCCGGCTTCGCCGACGTGCTGCGCGGCCTCTCGTTCGCCGAAGAGGCGCAAGACATCATCGACGTGACAGCGGCCCCCGTGCGCAAGCAGGAGCAACCGCGTCGTTCGAAAGCGGCACTCGATGCGTTCGCCGGGGACGCGCCGAAGGCCAACCCGCCCAACCAGGGCACTACCACCGAGGGAAATGATGGTGACGAAACTGGAACCCCGGGGTGAGATTGAGGCGGCGCTTGGCGCACAGTTTCGAACGGTCCGACGCCGACAAAGGGTGTGGCTGAAAGAACTGTCGCGCCGCCTCGACTGCTCCGTGAACACGATCCGCTGGCATGAGGCCGGTGCGCGAATGATGCGTGCCGACATGCTGGTCCGCGCCGCAGAAATCATCGGCGTTCCGCCGCAAGAACTCATGCCCCCCCAGCCACAAGGAGAAACGAATGGGAACCAAGAAAATCTATGACCTCGCGGTGAAGACCGGCTCGTACACCGACCGCGAGGGAAACACCAAGAACCGCTACGTCAACTGCGGGGCGATCTTCGAGAAGGACGACGGCTCGAAGTTCATCACCATCAACCGGACGTTCAACCCGGCAGGCGTTCCGAACCCGGACAACAAGGAAATGGTGATCCTTTCGCAGTTCGATCTGCGCGAGAAGAACGGTGGATCGTCGGCCCCGCCCCCCTCTCCTGCCCCGAAGCCACAGCAGAAGAGAAACACGGGGTTCGATGACATGGACGACGACATCCCGTTCTAGGATCAGGGTGAAGCGGCATGCAGCAGACGCTTGATTTCAGCCGCCAGCTGCGCGACGAGGGCGCTGCGAAGGCACTCAAGAACGCGGGGCAAGAGTGGCACGACAAAGCCGTTCAGATCGCTCTGCGATTCTTCGCCAACGCAGGCCACGACGGCGCGTTGTTCGAGGAAGTGCGCGAGTTCGCCACCCGGCAGGGACTCGACGAACCGCCATCGCCCAACGCCTGGGGTGCGGTTTGCCTCGCTATGAGCAAGCGCAACCTCATCGCAAAGACCGGACAACTTCGCGCCAGTCGGTCCGCGAGAAGCCACTCTCGGGCACAGCCGGTGTGGCGCCTTGCATCGTTGGAGGCTGCGGCATGAAGAGGAAATGGGGGCGATCAGGCCCCGAGGACTGGATCAGTCTTCTCACCAGTTTCGTTTTGCTGTTCGCCATCTGGGCAGGCTGCATCGTCTTTGTCGGTGCCGCATTCAGACTGGCGAAGTTTCTGTTCTGCATCGGCTATCGGTGCTGAAGGAGTAAGCATGGAGCAACGCTTTTCTGTTGAGGGCCATGACCGTACCCATCCCAAAAACAAGCCACATGCGCAGGCTGCGAGCAGCGTTCGAGGCTGGCCGCGAACTCTCGGCACACGATGCCGAGGAGGTGGCGCACTTGCACATTCGCCGAGTCCGCGAGTACCTCAAGTACCTGCACAAGCACGGCGAGGTTCACATCGACCGATGGGAGCGAAGGCACAAGCAAGGCCCGTGGCACCCGGTGTATGCCGGTGGCAGCGGGACCGACGCGCCGAGGCCTGTCGGTAAGACCAACGCCGAAATGATGCGCAACTACCGCCGGAAGCATCGTGTCCCCAAGCCCGAGCCGATCCTGGCGGCCATGTTCAAGAAGCTGAAGTGATAGACCGCTGTACCCGATGCAACCGCAAGCTGACAGGCCTTTTTTCGACCCAGGTTGGAATCGGGCCGGTGTGCATGCGCAAGTCGCACGACGCTCGTGCGGCAGCAATAGCCAGCAAGGCGCAAGGTGACCTGTTCGCAGGTGACCTTGTGACGGCAGAACTTAGCAGCCGCGTGCAGTCCCTGCTTGCACGCGTTGACGCCCTCGTGGCGAGAAAGACCAACCATGTTCCAAAAGACACCGAATCAAGCGCCGCCTGACGAGTTGGAGGTGCTGCAGACGCGAACCCTGCAGCGCCAGCGGGAGGCCAGCGAAAGCCTCCGGCGCAGCGGCAAGCACGTCGCGTTCGGATACCAGACGCCAAAGGAACGCATCCTCACCACGTTTTTGGCCTCGCGTCAGGCCATGAAGGGCAACGTCGGAGTGGTTGCGTCATGACGAACTACCAACGAACGGCAGCGTGGCTGCAGGCCTGCGGGAAAGTCCCAGGCGACAACATCACGGTCCAGGCCGGGTGCGCGATTGAGGAATTCACCGAGTTCCTCGAACACCTGTCCGGGAGAGAGCAAGGCACCCGCGCCGTGATCAACCTCGCCATCGAGGCCCTGGAACGCGCCGGCACGCTGCTCAAGAGCGGCAAGGCCCAAGTGATCATCACCGACGAGGATCGCGTCGGCGCACTCGATGCGCTGTGCGACGTCGAGGTGACGATCAACGGCGTGGCCTACCTGAGCGGCTTCGACAAGGACGCGGCCGATCAGGCGGTCCTCGCCTCCAACGACTCGAAGCTGGAGGACGGCCGCCCGGTGATCCTCCCCGGCGGAAAGATCGGCAAGGGCAAGGACTACAAGGCGCCCGACCTGACCGCATTTGTTTGACCAAGGAGCACCAATGTCTGAATCACTCTCTGCTGCAACCGACGTCTCTGAGTTCATCAGCGACCTCGATGGCGGCATCTTCGAACGCAAGCTGTCGATTGCCCTGTCCTCCGTCGCTGCCGCCGTGTGCGATAACGCCCGACAAGGCAAGGTGACCGTCGAGTTCTCGGTGGTTGCGATCCCCGGAACGTCCCAGGTTCACATCAAGCACACGCTGAAATTCAGCCGCCCGACCATGGACGGTGAAGCCACCGAGAAAGAAAGCCGCTCGACCCCGATGCACGTCGGCAAGTACGGGAAGCTGTCCCTCGCCCCTGAAAACCAACTGCAGATCTTCGGCAAAGAGCCGGCATAAAGGAAGCACCATGTTCGACAAAGAAGCCATCGAAGCCATCTCTGAGGGCGCATCGATCCAGCAGGCTATTGATGCGGTCCAGTCGGCCCTCGCGGGCGACACCATTGCCGCGCTGCCAGAGCATTTCAAGCTGCGCGACCTTGAGCCATACATGGCGGTTCGCCGACGCGCACGCGGAGTGATGAGCACCGAATCGGTTGAGGCGTTTGCCGAGTACACCGTCGCGCACTCCAGCGACGGCGCACGAGTTTTTGTCGACGCCCAATCGATGAGCGCCACGGCAGTCCTGAACCTTGGCACGAAGGACGAGCCTGGACACGCCGACAACCTCGCCGTCGTGACCATGAAAAAGACCGCCGCCTACGAGGCCCTGCTGCAGCACGCGAACGGTCGCGGCCTTTCTCAAGCGGCAGCGGCCGAGTTCTTGGAGGACTGGCAAGACATGATCGAGTGCTTCAAGGACAACGAGAAGGTGACCGGCAAGAAGGCCATCACGGCCATCCGCAAGTTGAGCATCGAGTCCATGCGCAAGCTGGAAAGCAGCGAGCAGTCTCTGGCCGCATCGAAGTCCACGTTCGAGTCGGTGCAGGCCACGAGTGCTGACCCGATCCCGACACACATCTATTTCACCTGCGAACCGTATGCAGGCCTGCCTGAGCGGCTGTTCGTGATGCGATTCGGAGTCCTCACCGGGGCAGACAAGCCGGTGCCGGTTCTGCGTATCGTGAAGCAGGAACAGCACGGCGAAGAGATGGCGCTGCAGTTCGCGGCCAAGGTGTCGGCGACCATCAAGTCCGGCATTCCCGTGTCACTCGGCAAGTACACCCGCAGCAACTGATCAGGGCCATGCCGCGCAGCCCCTAATGCGCGGCGCACCAAGGAACTAGAAGCATGAACGAGATCAACGTCACCATTCCCCTCGAAACGGTCAACGCAGCGATCCAGGCGCTGGCGAAGATGCCCTACGAGTTCTCCGCCAACCACATCGCCCTGCTTCAGCAGCGTGGCAACGAGGCTATCAACGCCATGAACGCAGCGAACGCGGCAAAGCAAGCAGCGGAGGCTGCAGCGAAGGAATCCCTTGCCAAGGCCGAAGTGCCCAAGGCAGAGCCTGCCAAGACCGCAGGAGACGCCGCATGAACGACCAACAGATCGAGCAAGAAATCCAGGCCAAGGGCCTGACCGCCCCGCGTGTGACTCCGCAGGACATTGAGGCCAATATCGCCTCGGCGCACTACTTCACTGCGGCACAAGGGTGCGCTGGCAGTTGCAACATGAGTGTGCTGCCGGATGGCTGGGTGCAGCCACTTAACTTGCTGACCTTCTGCGTCCTGGTGCTGCGCAACGGATTCACCGTCACGGGTGAGAGTGCGTGCGCCAGCCCCGAGAACTTCGACGCCGAGGTGGGCCGCAAGATCGCCCGGGCCAACGCAATCAGTAAGGTGTGGCCGCTGATGGGATATGCGCTCAAGGAGCGGCTGGCCGCGCAGTCGCCCGACTTCCGCACCCGCGTGCGGGCCGAGGCGGCGGAACTGGACGAGCGCATCAAGAAGCTGGCGGCCTTCACCAGCACTAATACCTTCCACGAGCTTCCGAACGAAGAGCGGGTGAGATTGCTCGCACAGCTTGCCGCCATGGACGACTACAGCGGCTGCCTTGCCCAGCGGATCAGGGCATTTGGGGAGGCAGCATGAGCACCAAAGAGCAACTGCTTTCCCAGATCGACGATCTGGTCGCGTCGCACACCTTCGGGCTGGACGCCCTGGAAGGTATTAAGAAGATCAAGGATTCGCTGGACGCCGTGACGGTTGAGCGCGACACGCTGCGAGGGCGATACGACGAACTGCTCAAGACGAACCGGGATCAATCAGCCTTGCTCAACCAGCAGCGCCTGGAAATTGAAGGGCTGAACTCTCGGATAGCAGCGATGCAGAAGTCCGCCGAGGACGGCAAGAAGGCTGTCTACGAGGCCGAGAAGCACAAGGCGGTGGCCGATACGTGGCAGGCAGCGATGAACATGGTGTTCAAGCCAAACGCGGTGCGCGAGACGGTGCAGCGTCAAGTGGCAAAGCCTGTCGATGGGCACCCTGGTGGTAACGGCTACAGCCCGACCTCCGGGTATCTCGCCACAGGCAACGAGAGCGAAACAGTGACGCGGGAGGACGCATGAACCTCCACGACCTCGGCTACACCCACCTGCGCAAAATCAACGGGCAGATGTGCGGCCTGCAGCAGTTCATGTTCACGGTCGGCCTGATGGTCGGCCTAGACGAGAAAGGCTACGAGCGCCGGTACTGCTTCGAACGGCACGAAGATGCAGCTGACGCGCTCATGCGCTGGGATGGCAACCACCACCCGGACGGCCCGTGGATCAAGTGCAAGGGCCGGATGCACGGCATGCCTGTGGACATGCTCAACCCATCACTGCAGGCGGCCTGACCATGGCGTTCCGCGTACCTGAGAAGTACCGGGTGCGGGATGGGCGCCTCGGGAGCGACGCCAGCTTCGGCTGCAGCGGCGCTTTCGAGGTGCCCCTCAAGCACGGCCAACGGGTGTTCGTGATCGCAAGCAATCAGTTGGGCTGGGAGCATGTGAGCGTGTCGCGCAAGGACCGGTCGCCGACCTGGGACGAGATGTGCCAGATCAAGGCGCTGTTCTGGACCGAGGACGACTGCGTTGTGCAATACCACCCGCCCCGCAGCGACTACGTCAACAACCACCCGAACTGCCTGCACCTATGGCGCCCAACCGGGGCCGATCTGCCCCGGCCGCCCTCGCTGATGGTCGGCTTCACTTGACCGGGTTTCGAGGCCAGAGCCATGCTTCTGACCCAGGTGGAGTTGGTGATGGTCACCGGCTACCGGCGCCCACGGGACCAAGTGGCCTGGATTCGGGACCACTACGGCATCCCTGCCTACGTCAACGCGTCCGGTGAGCCGGTTGTTCTCCGGGCGCACCTTGAGTCGGCCACCCGGCCCCCGCAGGCCAAGGCCGTCCGCCAAGTGAGGAAGGTGACATGAGCAGCACCGGCTACAAGCGGGTCTACACGCGCCACGGCGCGTTTTTTTTCGTAGACCGGCAAGGCAAGTGGCACCGCCTCTGCGCCATCGCTGACGGCGAACCGGCCATGCTGCGTGCCCTGGCGAAGTTCAAAGACGCACCGGCGGCCCGCCCAGGCTCCTGGGGGGCACTCATCGCCGACTGGAAGCGGGAGCGCCTTGCCGGCTACGAGGCCTGCACGCAGCGCGACTACGGGCTGATGCTCACCAAGATCGAGGCGGCGTTCCGCGACATCGACGTCGCCGAACTGGACGCCGGCCACGTCATGGACCTGCGCGACCAGTGGAAGGACAAGCCCCGCAGCGCGAACAAGTACCAAGCCCTGCTTTCCGTGCTCTGCACCTACGCCATCGAGAAGCGCATCCTGAAGGCCAACCCTTGCCGCGACGTCCGCAAACTCGACGAACGGCCTCGTCGGGTGTACCAGACCCATGAGGTCACAGCGAAGGTCATGGAGGCGGCCGTGGCGGGCCGGCGGCACAGCGGCACCGGGAAGGCCTGGAAGAACGCCAACGGCGAGATGTACGCAGCCCTGTTCGCCATGGCCTATCTCACGGCCGCCAGAGCCAAGGACGTGCGGCTTCTCAGGTGGTCGGACATTCGCAAGACCGAAATCCTGCTTGAGCCGACCAAGACGCGAAAGTCGAGCGCTGCCAAGATCGCCGTGCAGATCACCCCGGCCATTCAGGAGGTGCTCGACCGGGCCAAGAGCCTGGGCAAGGTGAAGTCGCCGGTCTACGTGTTCCACACCCTCAAGGGCACCCCGCTGTCCGCATCGGCCGTTAAGTCGGCATGGAGGCGGGCCAGGAGCCGCGCAGGCGTGGCAGACGCCTGGATGCGCGACCTTCGCCCAAAGGCACTTTCTGACGCCAAGCGTGCGGGCCTGTCCCTGCAGCAGTTGGCCGACGCTGCCGGCCACGTTTCGGTGACCACCACCGAGGGCTACCTGCGCGGGTTCGAGGTCAAGGAGGCAGACCTCGGGCTGGCCTTGCCCAAGAAGGTGTCCAACTCGCCCGAGTGAATGCCCCGCACGGAGGGCTGAATTCGGGCCGTGGCGGCCTTAAAACGTTGGACGTAGGGGGTAGATACCACCAACGCATCAAAGGCTTGCGGTGCTGGCCGTCCTGCATGGGGTGCAGGGGGTCGGAAGTTCGAATCTTCTCGCCCCGACCATTTCCCTTAAGGCATCAAACACATAGGCCCGGGTCTTCCGGGCCTTTGTGCTTCAGGTGTCCAACTTTCCGGTAGGTGTCAAAGAGTCGTGGCTTCGCCACGCGCCCGGAGGAACTGCCCCATCGCCAGATCGACCGATTTTTCGAGGTCGGCCAAGGTGGTGGCGTTGTTGAGCAGCAAGTCCTCATCGATGTGCTTCTGCGACCGCTCGGACGCATGGTCCAGGGTCACCAACCCTGGACGGTAGACGCGCCAGATCACCCCGCCCATTTCACGGATTGCGGCGGCCTCATTCGGGAACCGAAGGTCGTCCACCACCACAGGTCCATCCATCCGGGCCACATGGCGCTTCCAGGCGCTGGCCCACAGGTCCGGGTGGATCATCCGTCGGCCCCACTCCGTGCCGAGGGTCTGCATGAGCATCCGGGCCGAAGCCCCGCCAAGGTCGTGGATGGGCGTGGCCTTCTGGTCGCCCTCCAGCTGCGCATCGCTCAGGCCGAGGCCGACCTTCAGCATGGCCTTGATCGGCGCCGCGAATCGGGTGCGCTGGAACCCGTAGTTTTCCAGGCGGCGGGCCACCACCGTTTTTCCGCTGCCGGCGACGCCCATGATGGCGATGATCGTGCGCGTCATCCCGGAACCCCCGGAAGCGCGGTGGAGTAGACCTCCGGCGTGGCGTCGCGTTTGGCAGCCGTGTCCATGTAGAGCGAGTACAGCAGGGCGTAGACCTGGGCATGGGTCGCGGTGCCGACCTGAAGCCCGGTCACCGGGTCCAGCAAAGGGAACTCGCCATCGGCATCAAAGGCCTGGAAGCATCCGGTAGCCGGGAAGCGGGTCTGTTGGCCGCCGACGTCCACCACGGTTTCCTCGGCGAACACCACCTGCTTTGCACCCTCCAGCGGGTTGCGCATCGTGACGCTGTAACAGCGCTGCCAGGACTCACCGCTGACCGTCGTTTGTTTGTAGTTGGGCATGAGATTAACCTCCACCAGATCCGTTCGGGTTCACAAGCTGCACCGCCATCCACTGGTTGCCGGCACAGAAATACAAAGCGCCATTGACGTTCGCCAGCCCGCCTGAGTACGTGACGCTCGGGATCGAACTGATCTGCTGCAGGATGACGGTCGGGTAAGTAGCGGGGGCCACGAAGATCCCTGCCGCGCTGGCGGTGGCCGACGCCTTCAGACCAACGCCATTTCCGGTGTTGACTGCCAGCACACCAGCAGCAGCGCCATCGCTTGCGGACGTTGCAAAGTACCCGCCGTGACTCGCCGTTGAGATACCGACCACGCCGGTATTTAAGGCTTCCCCCTTCACCCCGACGCCGTTGACGGACGTCCCATAAAGGCCGGGTTGAGTGAATGACCACCCAGAAACACCGATGCCATAACTTGAGCCACCGTACACCCCAGGGCCATAACTTGAGGTGCCCTGCACGCCAACAGCCGTTGTCGAACTGCTGCGGTTCACCCCATGCAACGCAGGCTGAGTGCTCGAACTGTTGGTGACATACAGGCCAACCGTGTCGCTCAAGCTGGTGGTGAATATCGCAGCGGCCTGAACGATGATGTTCCCACTGATGCCTGGGACAGTGGCGTTTGTCGTGCCGTTGAAAAAGGCAGTGCCAGTGATGTTGAGGTTCGAGTTCCCGGTGATGTTGCCGGTGATGCTCAACGCAGACCCATTCCACCGCAGCGAGTTGGTGGCATCGCCGATGGCGAACTGATAGGCACCCGAGTCGTAGCCGAGGAAATACCCTGCCGTGCCGCTCGACGCGCTGGCCTTGCCACCGTAAATCGAGCCCGTCGTGGACGTGTTGATCGAGCCGGTCACCGTCAGGTTGCCGGTATTGACCGTGATCGCCGAGAGCGTGCCCACCTTCAGGCTGCTGATGTACGGCGTCGACCATGCCGTGGTATTGGTGGCCGGGTTGTAGATGCCGTCAGTCTGGTAGAGAGTGGACGTCGATGTCGGGTCCGGGTCCGATGCAGACCACGAGACGTTGAGGCTCCAGTAACTGGCCGACTCGAATGAAGACGGCCTGTTGTCGCCGACCACCGTGATTACTGCTGGGACAGGCGACGGATTGTTCGGGATGCGTGCGTAGGCGATACGCGCCGACGCGCCCTGGATACCTTGGCTCCCGTTGGTCCCATTGGTCCCGTTGGCCCCGTTGGTGCCGGCATACCCACGGGCCGTGATCGAAGCGCTGGTCCAGTTGAAGCTGGTGGTGGTGTTCGCAGCGGAGTCAGTGATTGGAACGCTGGCTGCCCACAGGGTGTACCCGACCGAAGGTGACGTGCCAGGGGTCAACGACCAACCCGCCGGGGCCGAGCCGAACGTGCCACTGGCCCAGGTGTACGTGGCAGCGCCCGATGGCCCCGCAGGGATGGTCGGCGCCCACTGGTAGACCGTGGGTTCGGCACGTTGAATGCCGTTGGCACCGTTGGTGCCGTTGGTCCCATTCGTGCCATTGGCGCCATTCGCACCGTTCTGCGACAGAGCAGCCACCGTGTACCCACTCAACCACGAAACAGCACTCGATGTCGCCGTCGCGGTTGCCGTGATGGTCTTTGTCGCCATCCACAACAGGATGCCCGGGGTGCCGGGGTTTGGTGGCACGGAGGTGGACCAACCGTTGCCACCCGTGTAGCCGCTATGCGCGGCCGTTGCCCATGTGTAGGTCGATTGGCCGTTCGGGTTCGAAGGCTGCGTAGGCGACCACTGGTAGAGCGTGACCGTGGCGGATTGAGTGGCATCGACGCCGTTCGTGCCGTTCGTTCCGTTGGTGCCGTTCGTCCCATCTTGGGCGATCAACGCTACCGAAGCCCACTCTCCGGGCGTGATGGTGTCGGTACTGCCGGTCGAGACGGCGGTGGCAGTGGTCATCCACCGATATCCACCTCCCGTGTCCGGCATCGTCTGAGTCCAGCCGTTGTTGACACCCGATGCTGACCCGGTTGCAAAGGTGTAGGTCACGTTCGCACTCGGCAGGCTTGGCGTTGCGCCTGTGGTGCGCTGGAACAAGTAGATCGTCGCCGCGTTCAGGCCGTTTGCCCCATTTGCCCCGTTCTGCACGAGTACGACGGGCGATGCCCACTCGTTCGCAGCAATCGTGTCTGTGGATGCGTTCGAATTCGCCGTTGCAACAGAGACCCACAGCGGGTCGCTCCCGGCAGGCGCCGTGGGGGACCAGCCGTTGTTGAGGCCTGAAATCGTGCCCGTTGCAAACGTGAAGGTCACAGACGCAGTGGGCAAAGCCGGCTGCGATGCGGCACGCTGATAGATGTAGACCAGGGCGTTCGTGGCGCCGGTGGCCCCGTCCTGCGCCAACAGAGCGGGCGATGTCCACTCAGTGTTCGGGATGGCGTCGGTGGCTCCTGAAGCGGCTGCGGTCGCACGGATCACCCAGAGGTAACCGCCACCGCTGCTGGGCACGGTGTTGGTCCACCCCGATGGCGCCCCACTCACGGCTCCTGTTGCGAAGGTGTACGTGGTGCTGCCGGTGGTTGCGACCGAAGGCGGAGTGATGGTCGGCGTGCGCTGGAAAAGTTCGACCACGGCCGTCGTCAGGCCGCTCGTGAGCAACTGCTGCGGAGTGCTCCACTCGTTGGGCGCGATGGTGTCGGTCACATTGCCCGTGGTGGTGGCCGTCGCGACCCACAGCGGTTCATCGCCCGATGGAGCCGTCAGCGACCACCCGTTGTTCAGCCCGGTCAGCGCATTGGTGCTGAAGTCGTAGGTCGCATCGACCGACGGAAGCGCGGGCGTGGTTGTGGCCCTGCGGTAGATCGTCAGGATGATCGTCCGAGCAGGGTCGATGGCGTTGGTGACGGTCACGTCGACGCTGGCCGGCGTTGCGCTGTAGTTGCCGGACGTGTCGATATGGGCGGCCCAAATCTTGTAGGTCGCGTTTGCGGGACGCGGCCAAGAGTAGGCGTTGGCAACACCTTTCCACAAGAACGTGCCGGCGGCCCAGGTGGCCCCGTATCGTAGTTCTGTGGCCGCGTAGTCGAGGTCGGTGGCTGCGGTCCATCGGATCTCGACCACGCCCGGTTTGATCGCGGCAACAAGGCCAGCCACGTTGCTCGGCGGCAGGTTCTTGCCCGATACCGTGTGGGTGCTGGTCGATGACCAGTCGCTGTACTGGCGATACGTCGAGACGGCCCGGACGCGCACCTCGTGGGTGACGCCCTCTTGCACCGGGGACAAGAAGATCGGCGTGCCGCGCGCAAAGCGCTGCTCGATCCAGTTCACCGCGCCGGAAACGCGCCACTGCACGTCGTAGGCATCCACCGGCACAAGGCTGGA